AGTTCCTATAGCTGCACCGGTTGCTGCACCTTTTAATCCACCAGCAAGTCCTGCACCTTCTACAGTTCCACCCCTTATTCCTGTCACACCCGGAACAATTTCTTCTTTTTTACCTCTTATTTGTGCATCTATCATACCACCAATCTTATTAGTTACCCATCCAGCTGCCGCAGCAGCAAGGAGTGGGGCAGCAGCAGCGCCTATCGCTGTTCCCACTGCCGCGCCACCTGCACCACCAGCAGCGCCAGCAGCACCAGAAGCAAGACCACCCACACGAGAAGCAAGACCACCTATCATTTTCGCTCCCGGAATTCTTTTGGCGAAGTTGCCCAACCCCTTGCCAAACGTTTTGAGCTTCCCCGTCATCAAATTCATTTGGTCTTTGAAACCAGTTACAGCCGCAGATTTTAGATTTGCTGCTACCTCTTGCCATTCGCTAGCAGTAGATGCCTTATTAGCTGCTGTGGATAAGTTAGTATAAGTAGTAAATGCTGTCATAGCCTGTTGCGCTTGGCTAACAGCAAAAGATAATGACATTATAGAAGAGAAAGCAGCTTCAGGAGAACTCATGTCAAAGCTCGATAACGCAGCAGTAAAACCTCCAATAGCACCAATAGAACCTCCTACAACATCTGTAAGTGCGTTCATTTTTTGAGCAGCTTTTTCAGCAGCGTCCTTACTTGGATCTCCTTTAGCCGCTCTTACTACATCTTCAGTTCTTAGCTTTAGTTTCTTTTTTTGCTCTGGAACTGTGGGAGCAAAAGTTCCTGCGCCAAATCCACCGCCTAATTCTTCTTGTTTATTTTGTACAGTTTTTTGTTGTTGTTCAGCACGATCTACCGTAGAAATCATCTTATCATATGATAGTGTGCCTTCGTTATATGCTTGGATAGCCTTATCAACTTGTGCTTCTAGTGTTTGAAAGGCTTTGTTTAATGATTCCGCGCTCGCGCCGGTTTTGCCGGTATGTGTTATTTGTTCTACTCCAGTTCCATCTGCCAAATACTGTACATTACCAGTAGCAGCAACACCACCCTTAGCATATCTATTTATTTTCTTAAGATTCCCATAACCAAACTTCTCAGCAGATTTCTTATTAACAACAAACTCACCCGGAGTGAGCATAGCAGGAACGGTATCAGTTCCTTTAGGAGCAAAGATAGAACCGCCATCTGCTACAGTTATCGCTTTTACCTTTTTAGATTTAGCAAAATCTTTTGCAGCGGCTAGCTTCGTTTCACCCTTCGCAAAGGATGCTCCCAAATCCGCTGAAGCAAACAATTGTAATAATTTCTTTTCTAATTTTGCGGTTTCAGTATTCTTAACTTTCTTCATTAAACTATTAACATTACCACTGGTAAATCTAGTTTTAGCATCTGTCTCAACCTTAGACGCTAATAAATTTCCTTCTTTAAAAGCTCCAGCGACAGAGCCTAGCCCTTGTGGAAAATCCCATGTTTCATTGCCCGCATCTCTATCAGCAGGACTATAAGGACTACCAGCATTAGTTAAGATTGCTTCATATACATTTCCAATTATATTGTCAATATTAGACTGTCTTAAAACTTTGACAGCTTCAGTGTTACCACCTGAATCTATACGGGTCTTACCCGCCAAAATTCCTGAACCCTTTTGTACAGAGTGAAGAACACCTTCCAGAATAGTATCTTCTATGTTGGTAGATGTGTCTTGCGATAAAGATCGAGCGATAATAGTAAAATCACTTAAATCCTTAACGTCTTTTTCAATATCTTTAATAGCATTTTTTAACGGCCCTTTAGTCTTAGCTCGTTGTAATATTTTATAAACACCGGTCTTCGCTAAAGACTTTTTAACTTCTGAGCTATTGAGTGATCCAGTCAAATCTGACATACCATCTTCAGGGGTTAAAAATGCCCCACCGTATACGTCCTTGTCTGGTAACGTTTCAATCTTTCTTTCTAATAGGTTTAGTTTTCCTAACGCAATATTTGAACCTCGAAATCCTTTATCTCCTCTGTCAGCAGCTATCCCTTTACGTACTTTACCAGCTTTTAGACCTGCATGGTATTGTGTTTTAGGAATAACATATTCTCCACCTTCAAGAATAGCGGGAACACCACCCTGAGCATGAGAGGGACCACTAACATAACCACCCCTCGCAAACTTTCTAGGCCCACGTCGTCCTCCACCAAAGCCACCACCAAATCCACCGCCTAGCGATGACCTATTAAGCGCATTAATAAGATTTCCAATAGCACCAATAACTGGAGTAACTTTTCCACCTACATTATTAATGGCTGTAGTATTACTAACTACTTGAGTTCCAAGCTGCTTAAGTGCAGTATTATTATTGGTCAACAAAGTAGAATTATTTTTCAGAGCACTATTAAGTGCTTGCTGAACCGAAAGGCTTCTTGCGGCCCCTCCAGATGATCCACCGCCTCCTCCTCCGGTTATAGCGCCTCCCAAAGCGCCGCCCATGCCGCCTGCTCCTCCTCCTTTGGTCAGTCCTCCCACAAACCCTTTACCAAACTCAAACAACCCCTTAGTAATTTTAATAGTGGCTAAGGTAGCCAGCATAGGCAATAATGGCTTTAAAGTTTCAGCGACCGATAAAAACGCATTACCCAACGACAGAGCAACTTTTGCCATATTCTGAAAAGTCTTAGATTGAGTTATATCACGAATTAAAGCGCTAAATCGTTGTTGTAATAATTCAAACTGCTTACCCAATGGCTGTAATGCCAACGCTACGTCTTTACCTAAGCCTTGTTTAGCTGCCTCTCCTGCAATTTTAGTTGCCTGCAACGCTTTATTAAATTGAGTAATAGCAGGAATTAATTTACCAACCTGACGAACACCACCCAACTCTTCGGTAATAGCAGATAGCGTTAATGCATCTCCACGTTTAATAATTGAATCCAAACCCTTAGACAATTGTTGAAACGCAGGAAACAAACCAATAAAATTACCTTGAGCATCAACTAACTCAATATTAAATTGTTTAAGAAATTCTATAGTACCACGTCGTTGAATTCTCGTAAAGATAGTTCGCAAACCAACGGCAATAGTATCAGCGCTTTCACGAGTAGTAGATCTAACAGCTGTAAAAATACCAATCAATTGCTGAAGACCTTCAATAGGTTCCTCAAAACCTTTTGATGAAGCTGCAAAAACACCACCAGCACGCCTAATTACAGAAATTAAATCTTCAGATTCAACAGCAAACTTTTTAGACACCGCATTAAGAGATGCAAGAATCGCTTCTTGTTTTTCAGCAGCAATTCCAAACTGTGCCATGGCAGCTATCAAGCCTTCAGCCGTATCTTTCATTCTACCAAATGTAGGAGCTAAACTGGATTTTGCTACAGCATTAATCGAGTGACGGACCTGATCAATAGTTTGGCCTGTTTGCGCAAACATTCTGGACAATTCAGCAAGTTCGTTTGCGTCTACTCCCAACGACACAGACAGCTCTTTAATAGTAGCGTTTAATCCTTTTATTTGGTTTGCGCTCGCACCGGTTACCTGAACAATTTTAACCACTTCTCGTTCGTAGTCTATAGCTGCTTTGGTAGCACTTTGAACTGCTCGTACAAATCCAAACACAACACCTGTTGCCACCGTAAAAGCAGAAAATCTCCTAATAGCTAAAGCAGCATCTTTACCAAAAGCTTGAATCTCATTACGTGCATCGCCTACAGCCTTACCTGTTTTATCTAATGATTTTTGTACATGAGACTGAGACCTTGCCATTTGTGAACTAGATTTATTTAAAGATCTAAATTGACCACCTAGCTTAGAAAGATGTGTATTAGCAGAAGTGGCAGAGGCCTGTAATGTACTAATGCTTTTATTAAGACTGGAGATCCCTTTATTAAAAGCTCCAAGCTGTTTAGATAAATTTTTAGGAGCCTGTAGATTAATCTTAGCATTAACCGTACCAAGCTGCTGTTGGATATTCTTAGTAACGGCCTTGATATTTTTAGGACCACTAAGAATTACATGCGCATTAATATTGAAAGCCATCTAGTTTTTCCTTCTATATTAGAAAAAATGGCCATACCACTAAACAGACAATTTCTGTTTCCGGGTAATGACCACTATCCATATATATTAGTTTTCTGACTCGGCAACGGCCTCTTCAGAGGTTTCGGGAACTTCTGCTTTTACCGTCTTTTTTCTGCCACGCTTAGGTTTGGGTTTAGGTTTAGGTTTCTCATAAATTGATTCATCAATTATCTTATCTTCATCATCTAAAAATGGAGAATGTTCAACATCAAAATCTCCAGCCGCATTAACCGCTCTTCCGGTAGGATCAACTTTCGTATAGGTGCCATCTTCCTCCCATTTAATAAAGTTGCCGTTTTCATCGATGTGCTTACCATCGTCTGTAATGAGCCTACCATCCTTGTCGATTAACCTCATTTTATCATCAATAAACTTAAACTTATGTAAAAATTTATTTTCAGGCAAGTTTTGGTCTATACTATCATTACCCGAAATTAAATAGTAAAATTCACTAGCACCTGCTACAGCCACCGGATCATCTTGGTTTAATAAATAATCATCAATATTTCTCGGGAAATACGGTGCATCTGTTTCATCATACACCAAACAACAGGCAAATAGATAGTTAAATCTAGCAGCATCAGCCTTACCCTCACAGGTATTGGAGTCTAAATCTGTACGAGAAGATAACAATGTAATCATTTCATCTCTTTTTTGACTCATTTCTAACGCGATCTGTCTAGCTTGGCTTAGACGGATACCACCCTTTTGGAGTTGAAATTCTCCATCTAGCACCTCTTGACGCAAGGTCTGATACTGTGCTTCTCTTTTATCATTCCAAAGCTTTCTATTTCTTAATTCTCCTTCTAATTGATCGCGTAACAAATCTCCACGACTTAATGCCTCATTAAAGCTAGTAGCTCTAATCGCATTAGCCTTCTTAATTTCTTCTACTGTCGGTACACGGACTGCATATTTTTGTTCATGTCCATCTACTGTAAAAGTTCTTTTGTCTGCCATAATAGACTCCTATTAATCCTTCGGGTTTTCAAATTTAGTGATATAACGATTCCAAGAGATAGTATATTGAGAAAGTTCATTTTCTGACGCTCGTAAATTCGCATTTCCATTATCTAAAATTTTCGCTCTAGTATCCATCCATATTTCTCTCCAATATTGTTGGTCGTCATCTAAGTCTCTTGTTTCTAGTCCGTGACCCCACAGATCTCCAAACTTATCTTCAAAAGCCGCTAACGATCCTATAATGGTTGTATTAAACTTTTTTTTAATAATATTAATCAATCTACGCTGAGAGCTATCTTTATATTTTTGTCTAGATTCATGACGACGCTTGTTAGTATTATATTGAAATTGTGAATATTCATTATCCTCTTTCATAATTATTTTCCTTTCATTTTAGCCATATATTCTTCTCTTTGCTGATTGCGCAACTCCAGCTTAGTATCAGGTAAGTCTTGCGCCCTTACCTCTCCAAGGCGCTCAATAGTATCGGCTCGCTCTTTAATAGTCCGACGAGCAGTATCGGTATTCATGGCATAAATCTTGTCAGCATCCTCTCTGCTAGGCGCAGGAATAAATACTTCTTGAGCTTTGTCAGGAATGTTATTTAATGTATTTGTTTCTTTTTGTTTTTGCTCTTTCTCTCTGGTTCTTCTTTGCTCAATCATCCAACCATCAAACATGTCATCGTCTTCAAAGACTTCATCCGAGGGACATTCCATACTTTGATATGCATTCTCATACATTTTAGAAAAAGTTATTAGTGTTTTTTGATCTTCTGTTAACTCGGACGCAGCAATACCTAAACAATTTTCTTTACCAATATTCCATATAGCACGCCAAGGGTCATTACGAGCCAGCTCGCGAATTTGTGTAATAGTAAATGCGCTTTGATTTACCATATCCACAACCCTTTCTAATATAGTAGAATTAGAATTCCAAAAACCATCCTCGTCATACACGGCATCATTGTTCATGTCACGTAAACACATACCTGTAATATATTTGTGTTTAATCACCATGGCATGGTATTCTAACGTCATATGATCCAAAGCATACTTGTTCATGTAGGCTTTTTCAATATTGGTCTTAATCGTCTTGATGGTTCTTCTAATACCGGTTTGTTTCTTAGTATCATATAAGGCATGATATAGACGTATTTTTTGATCATCTAAATGTTTTTCTAATTTTTTTAACGCAATTTCTTCATTCGGACCCCATAGACCCAACCCCAATAAAAGACGCTGTGCTTTTTCCCTAGTAATAAAATTATCAAACCTTAACGACTCAATCGTGTCTTGATAAATAAGTTCTGCTAATAACTTTAATTCCTTAGATGGGGAAAGAATTTTATATCTTTGCTTATTAATGGTGAAAAATTTTTCACCACTTATAATTTGATATGCTAATAAATTACGTTTTCCTTCGTCCATCCATATCTCCTTCTTAGCTTCAAAAATTAAAGTCAGTAGTGAAAACTTGCCTATAGTCCTTATATTTGCTTGCCAAGGCTATCGCTTTACTACTGACAAAAAGGGGAGGGTTACCCCTCCCCTTCCAGTCATACCATGCTATTCTTAATATAAATTATCCATATCCTTATTTAAGTTAAATAAGTGCCTCTGGTGTTCCACCATTTTGTTCCTGAAGCATCAGGATCTTGCGGATGCAAAACAGTGAAGTCATTAAAGGTTGAATAACTATAACTAACTGTGACATTACCTCCACCTGCATCTCCTCCACCATAATTAACAGAAGCCAATTTGTTTTTATCGCCAAGGAAAATCGAGGTGCCTTCACATGTTACAATTCGAATTGATTCATTCTCAAGATTGTCTACAATACCTGTACATGCTAGAGTGTTATCGCCACAACCATCGGAATATGCATCAATCATATCACCACTGATCGATAAGACTTCAATATCACATGTGACTTCAACTGGGAAAGTAACAATACGAGCATATGGTTGTCGTGTACCCAACTCAAATAGTTCTTCACGACCTAAATCACATGAAACTGAAATGCTTTGAAGATGTGCATTTGTAGTTTGTTGAACTGGATTCATCCAACCATTACTATCTACACCCGGAATTTGTGTAGGTAAGTAAGTATACTGAATACCACCCGCATCACTTGCTGAACTAGCGTTAAATGCAAGGTTCTCGCGACGGTTAACGCCCCCTGTTCCGATAGGTGCGTCTGCATTGGTTGTAAATTGACCGGTAGACGTAACCATCTGCCACGGAGGAGTCTCACAATTAACACCTTCGGTAGAACCAGCCTTTTTCCAACCTTTGTCATTGCCTACTAAAGTAATATCTTCTGTAAAGTTATCTTCCAAAGGAAAACTATAACTAACAGAACTGGCAAACATACCAGAACATTCCATCTGTTGTACGGGATTTGAGGTGTCTTTTCCAGTCGAATCTTCGGTGTCTGGCCAAATACCAATAGCAACCGCGCACTTAGCATTGGATCGACCAGCTAGTGTAGGCCCGCGATCATGGCCAGCGGCTTCCTGCGTGGCAAGGTGATACAGGAGCGGATATCCGTCCAAAACCTTAGTGGCAGTCAATTCAATATCAGGCACGCCTTCAATATTTTCATAAATAGCCAACTGGCCTAGCTCAAACGCTTGCTCCAGATTAAATGTGGTCGTTACAGCAACCGACTGAACACCGTGAGCTACCGTATATGCACCGGCACTATTGTCGGTATCACGACGAAATGCAAGCTGCTGGTTTGCAAAATAAATTCTATTAGCCATAAATCTCTCCTTGTTTAGGAAATTCTTAAGTTCTCTCTGGGGGAAAATCTATTACTAGATACACCATTTAGCTAAAAACTACCTCAAAAGTACCCCTCACTGTCCCTTCATACAGTCTACTATTATACGATTCCATCTCGGTCACAGCCATATCTGTAATACGAGCAGAAGTATATTGATAATTTTTAGTATTAACAATTCCAGAATAATTATTGCTCGGATTCACCACCATACCCCTATGATCCAATGGAAAAGCGCCCGCATCTGCTAATTTATCTGAATCATAAAGCATTAAATTATTATCTTTTTGAATAGAAAGAATGTCAACTAATTGATTTCTCCACCATCTACTTTCAGCCACAATATGAAAAAGGACATCTTGTTTAACAAAGTTAGAAGTATTTCCCAATTCATAAGGCTGAAAACTTCGACGTGGAACAGCCTCAATTACCACAGCTGGCATTTGAACACGATGGTTAGCTAAAATACCCCAATTTCCAGAAGATACCTGACTAAAAGTGGAGTCATCCACTCGCATTGAATTATATTGCAATTCGTCCCACCATGGGGCCTGATCTGCAATATAGCTTTGAACGTTACGATAACTATATTCTAATTGCACGTTAGAGGTAGTCGGTAGGGCACTATCAAATACCACACGCCCCAAAGGATAATTATAATGATGTCCGTAAGTAGCATCTCCCGTACCTTTTAAGGTATCATTAATATAAACACCCGAAATAGCAATAGGAGACGCTCCGGTATATGCCACTCCGGTTTCCCACACCCAATCCTTGCGAGAACTTTCCCATACCTGACCCAATACATAAGCAGGATCATCAACCAGTCTTAATTTATCAAAGGTTCCACCCCACGCACCAGATGTGGGTATAGTGACATTAAACCATCCTCCAATACCCAACATTCCCCAATCGAAATAGCTTTTGAGGTTAGACTCTAATTCCGAATTCAAAAGCGTATTGCCAACTTGAGACACATGGTTAAATGTAGCAGAAATATTACAACTCATTTCAATCGCCCTTTAATAGTAGTTTCAATAATCCTGTCTATTTTGTTTTCAATACCTTCTAATGCTCTAGTCGCAAAATTATTTACAGAAGTACCTGAAAATTCTGGAGGAACTTGCCAAACGCCTCGATCTTTTGCAATCATAATCCCCATACCAGTACGACTACCTCTAGGGTTATTTGAAAATTCATATCTAGTAATAATGCGCTTATCTCCTTCTAACAACAACCATTTTAACCAAGGTATAGTACCTCCTCCTCGCTGACTGGAATATGTATATTGCGCAGCAGGTAAGGATAATACATCACTATAATCTCCTTGGACCATACCTATGTCAATTTGCAAAAAAGGGTTCTTGCCAGCTTTAACTTTCACTACCATATTATTAACCCATGCGTCAATCACTTCTATAATTCGCGCGCTGGAGTTTGGAATACCCAATTCAGCACGTAATTTCCCCTGAACTATAGATTGATATTCGGGTGTTGCTATTAACGATTCTCGTACTGTTTTTTTAAGTCTATCGGTAATAGTCACACGAATTTTGTCTGCTTCTTTCTTAATTCTATCAGTAATTTCTTTCACAACATTATGATAAAATTCAGAGGGAAAGCCTGAGTCAAGCTGAATAGTAGCAACAACTTCCATTATCCACTCCTACGCCAAGTACAAAGCACAAACTCATTATTCCCCAACCCAATAGGCAAAGGCTCGCTAACTCTCTGGTATCGATGTGTAAAAAATCCAGACACATCCGTTGCCACCACAATTTCTTTTGCTCGTTGTAGTTTAGGTGTCATAGATTTTGTAGCCAAAGTTTGTATATAACCATCCGCAGTATTAACAGGAGTGTGCATTTCTAAAAATTGTCTAGGCTCAAATATAACAGCTAAATTAACATTTTCAGAAGAAGTAACTGGTTTCTTACCATCCCCATTACATAATGGACATATGCTTCCAAAGGGAAATGGGGCAGGCCCTCCATCTTGAAATCTATTAGCAGATTTTTGACCTATAGGATCATATAAACAATTAGAACAGTTTTCATATTTAGTAATGCCATATTCTAAGGTACATGCAATAGTAAGAGCATCGTTTTCTAATAGTGCAGAAATAGCATTATTAAAAACTGATTTAAAACTACTATCTATAATACCGCTAAATGGATTTACCATAGGTATCTAACCATGTTTAAGAACAAGGAGGACAGCCAGTAATACGGGCATCATATTTAGTGAAAACAGTTCCAGTAGCAGGAAGTGTTGACGCAGTCGTATCAGCGCCATTATAACCTGCCCCAAAAGTATAATTACTATCTACAAAACCACTACCGCGAGGAGCACCAACAAGTAAACCCCCATTATTAATTGTCGTAGACTGGTATGGGCCAGATCCAGACATTGCATATGTAATAACATCAGACATAATAGTTACCTCTTATTTTTATCTAGTAGTACCTAAATTGCTTGGATCATAATCATTGGCAACAAATGGAGACATAACTGCGCGAATAATCTTCGAACCGTCATAGCCCATATTATATTCCTCTACTAACTTAGCATATGCCTTACATGGACCCTCATTTAAAAGAGTGCCTAAATATTGACCATAACTACTTGTTTGTAGAGACGCTGGACCAATACGAGCGGTCACCCCCTGTGATAAAGCAGCAGTACGAAAATTGCCTTCGTCTGCCATACAGGCAGCTTTAAGAACCAATAAATTAACAAACTCATCTCCATCGTCTTGTTTGGTAGGATAAATGGGATCGGGAGTAATAGTACGTAATTCAACATCCACAACATAATCATTTTGAAAATTTACTTCTAAAGGTAGTAAATATGCAGCCGTAATTAATAAATCATCCAATCTCTGTGGAGTATATCTAACAGTATCGCACCCAGCATCATTAAGCATAGTGCGTAACATTATTAAACTAGTATTTTGCCATGTAGCCATAATTATTGATCCGTTACATATAAAATGCCATCGCCCTCAAGTACTTGAGAAGCGTCTGTATTAACCAATACTTCGATACGATAGGTACTTCCTAATGTGCCACTTTCAATATACATTTGAACCGTACCCGTTGGAGTAGCGCTAACTAATCCGGTAGATCCAATTACTAAGTCGCTGGCATATCCACCAACCTTTTCTGAATTTACTGACACAATAGATGAAATATTTTCACTTGTACCTAATACACTAGAAAAATCCATTTCAAACTTACGTGTTTCTGTTGGTTGTTTACACAACCTTTGATTTGCTGTTAATGCCATAATTACACCGTTGTACCAGAAACTTGAATTTCATAAAAACTATTTATAGCTGACTCTTCAGCGTCTAAACTTAGTTTTAACCAAACACCTTGATAATCAAGAGCTAATAATTTATTGTTGATAATACCGCTTATACCCGAACCAAAACCACCGGTTATGCCAGTAGGAACTGTCTCTCTATTTGTAATTGTTTGATCTGCTTGTTTTGTATCTTCTAAGGCAAACTGGACTTTATTATAAAGACCAGCGTTCGATTGTACCACGTAAGCATCGGATAAGGCTGTATTATTGTTATTATTTTTTACAAATATTTTTTCATAATATGTTTTGGCAGTATTGGGATATGCCGTGGCATCATAAAAAGGTCTACTAAAACCGCTTTCTCCTACAGGAATTTCGGCAATATTATTCACCGACTGCCCACTCACTGTAATAATACCCCAACAACCACTATTTAAATGAGTCTTTAGTATTCTGTTATATGTATAGTTACTAATTACCTGAGTTGTACCGCTTAAATTTAATGTTTCATTAACAATAATACCATTATCCGTTCTTCCTCTTATACTTAAATTTTGGCTTGTATCGCTAGCGCTGGCACTATATATAACAATCTTACTAGATGACGACGGATCATCAAAACTAGCTCGAATACCACTATTAATGGCCCCTCCAGTAAGACTAGTATTGTCTTCGGGCATATTAACGGAAGTATATATAACTAAATTATTTCTTGAAACGCTCATTTATTTAATAGTCCATTTCGTAGGTCGAGAATTTAAGCTCCATTTTGTCGGATTGCTGTTTACTGTCCATTTTTTATCACTACTTTGTAATATCCACTGGAGAATTTCAGCATCTACAACCCATTGCTGACCCCTACTTTTTAGTACCCATTTTAAGGTTAATGCGTCTGTTTTCGGAATTTCAATTTCAATAGGTATATCTATTTGCTCAACAATAGTTTGAACAGTAGATAATATTTCAATAGGTATTCTATCAACTAATACCACCCTATATCGCATATCGCTTAGTGAACTCAATGGAGCCGAAGATATAGGATGTAAGCCTAACATAGTTATACCTTTAATCTATAAACATTGCAAAAGATGCGCCAGCAAGCACTGTGTCTGCCACAAATTGGTCAGCCCCAATATCCCAAGCTGAAGCGTCGTCTCTATCATAGCCTTCTATATCTATACTTAAATTGTCACTAGTACCTACGTCAACTCCAGAACCCAATATTTCTGTATTGCTTTTTAAACGTAAATCTTCTGACCCATATGTTGTACTTTGATATATATTTGCTGGAGTAACTCCTGTAACACAAGCCGAAGATCCTGCGGTGCCATCTAACATATACGTAATCGCAGACTCGCCTTCGTCGGCGTTGTTTTTATATCTGGTTGTATTACTAAATGGTGGTTTAGAAGTACCAGAATAAAACGAGTATTTGTGTGCGCTGCTAGAATTGGGAAGGTCAAGATGCGTTCCTATATTATTAATTATTCTAGTATTTGTTGCGTTTTGTGAATTATAAAGATGTCGAAGCTTCGCAGAAGTGCTAGTGCTTCCACTTCTTATATAATGCATGGTGTTATTATAAAATCCACATCCAGTATAGCTATTTCGCAAATATATGCCAATTGTTTCATAACTATTCTTACCTATACCACAGTTATAAAATATATTATTTTGAATTCTTATATCTCTACTAGTTGAACTAATCCATCTAGATTCCACGTTATGGAAAATACAGTTTCTGACCAATGTAACATAAGAAGTGCTTGTCTGAGAATTCCCAGTCATCAGATTTGAACCGGAACCCTCATCACATCCATCAAATTCAATCCACTCGATAATTAAGGAATACTTGGTAGTGTTTGGAGGCATGGGAAGCCATTTATATTTAGTAGTGGTAGACGTATAAATCCTTACGCCCGTACCAGCAGTGCCGTCATGCCTTTCTCCTTCTGCTACGGTTAGCTTAACACTTGCCAGTCCTAAAGTTGCTCCTCCATTAAGACTAAAATCGTTTTGCATGTCAAAATCAGCATCGTCATAGCACTCACCAACCGCATCATCACCAGCATCATATATTGTATCATCATTTAAATCAGCTTCCCAAGCTGTAATAGTAGAATAGTCTCTACCCGTAGCACCAATGGTTTTAGTTACAGTAGCCATTATACACTCACTATCCCTTCTGCCACTTTATCTACGTTAATATCATCCAGCTGATTACGATTTTCAAGCGGTCCATCTACTCTAACATCTAATTCCTTATTCTCATTTCTAACGTCATCTACATCAATACCTAAGGTGTGTGTTAAGTCCCAATAAGGTACTTGCCACTGTCGTTTAGCCACCAGAATTTCTTCATAGTTTGGCTCACCGTCTATTAAAACAGGATCTTCTTCAAACACTTGCTGTCTTATAACACAACCTTTTCGTTCAGAGCAAGTACCGCACGATATTTCACAACAACCACCACTCCACGTTGCTCTGTCAAATTTATATCCACAACAATTTAAGGCTAAAAAATGACGTTTTTCTGTTTCGGTAAAAGGCCAATGTTCATGATTACTTTTTAACTTATCTGTATGAGTTTCAACATCGTTCCAAACAGCATCACAAACTTCATGTGTAAATTTTTTATGTCCGGTATACCAAACCTCATTACCATGTGACGTGCCAAAGATTCTATGTCTAGGATTTTTAACACGATCACCTAAAAACTTATCCACATAAATGTATTCATTGTTAGCGTTTGGGGTAGTATTTACCACGCTTACATCGCCCGTAATAAGATTTAATCTCTGTACATCGTTACTATTTAATCTAGTAAATTGAAACTCACTGACCGCCGCCATATATTTCTCAAGTAAAGTATTTCTATCTCTTAATCCAAAAGTATTTAAGGGAAAGTTTTTGGGATGACAAATTATTTGTACGTGACGGTTTGATATGGTTAAATCTGTGAAGGTTTCTATAATGTCACCATCCTGATAAACGCTTTGGTCTGATCCGTCATCAGTTTTAGTCTTTACAATAAGTTCCATAACCACTCCTTAACTACTATATGCATTATATCGAGACAGCCAATTATAAATAATATCTTGTAATGTCAAAGCTCGTTGATACATAGCAACATTTCCTATAGCACAGGGAACGCTATTAACAGGAAATCCATAATAGTAATGGTTATAATATCTTGTTCCAGCAAACTCTAAAGGAATAGTATTACTTATGGTGCCTAAAGACGTATAGTTTCTAGCTCCAACTAAAGTATCGTTTATATATAAACGAACATATTTGTCATCAGTATTATGAACAAGGGAAATCATATACCATTCATCAAAATTAAAAATGCTACTAGTTAATGGCATATATGCTGTACTACCGTCATCCACTCCTGAATCTACTAATACCCAACCTCGACTAACCCCTACGTTTCGAGCCCGTATTTGCCACCCTGCCCAATCACCCGCAGTACCATCACCTCTTTTGCCTAAAAGATATCCACCATTAGACGCACTGGTCAATTCAGATTGTAGCTTAGTCCAAACACACGTAGTAAAAGAGTTAGTCCCAAAATCGATAGTGCTATTATCCGCAATATCTACCACTTCATCTGCCGCATCAAATAATAAGACCCCTCCTCCTTCATTACTAAAGTTTGTGGATGACATATTAATCAAGCTCCCATTATTCTGATGTTTTTTTATTAAATCATACCACACAGCACCGGTGCGCGGATAGCTTCTAATAGAAGCAACATTCCACCACGACACCAAACCATCCGTAATAATATCTGGTCCAATATGTAAATTTTTAACCTGACCATTTTGTATATTCACCGCCATGAGATAGCCTTTGTTGTATAAGGGAGACTACGGAGCTTCGGAAAATACCCATGCTTCCGTTGCCAATACTTCTAATATTTCGTCATGACTATATTCTTGACTTTTATCTTCGATGGCCTGTACACTCTCTGGCATATCATGTGTATATTTTACAAATGTTTTAGTGCCATCTACAGACTTTCTCACTGTATCTATGCTCGTTTCTATAATATCATCAAAATTAATATTTACTATTTCGCTATATGGTATTATTACATAGTGTCGATGATCAAGTTCGCTATGGCTCATAACTTATCCTTATATATTTTGTCCTACTACAAATCCATCAAAGCTTCCAGACTGTGAGGACGCACCGCTAACAGCGGTACACAAAAAGCCCAATATGTCAGCTTTATCAGCAGTGGTAGTTAAAGTAGGTGCAGATCCCCCAGCCCATTTTATAGTATTAAACCATGTTACAGTTCTACTACCCGTACCATCTTGAACTAATCGGGTCATAAATTTTTGTCCCACAGTCGCATTTGTGAGTGCGATGATTCTATTACCCCCTAAAGTTACTGTATGCACATTGCCAGAATTTAAATCACATGTAACTGTTGCACCATCAGTATTTGTAATGAGAGGCGTTTTGATTGCGCTGGACGCAGTGATAATATTGCCTGAAATACTACCATCAGCTGAGACACTTGCTAAAACAGTTTCAGAACTATTTTGCCACTCTGTAAGATTAGCTGAATGGCTCGTATCGCCCTGAACTATGAGGCCAATATCTGTGTGTTCTTTAGGTTTAATTTCAAGCGTGGCATCAGGAACAACGTCGCCACTACCCACAAACCCAACAGCAAGTCTACGCGCATCAGTATCACCAACAATTGTATTTTCAATATGAATTTTATTAGAATAACCATCTAAAATACTAGTCTCTGCACCATAGTGAACAATTTCTATATTGTCATCTCCAGCGCAGTTCTTTCCTGCGTTCCGACCTAAAAATATACCTCGCGCACTGTCGGAGGAACGACCAGCGTGATATCCCAAATATATACCGAATTCCGCTGAATTATCCGCCTGATAACCAGCTGTATGACCTATACTGATACTATAGCCGCCACCATGCTGATATCCTGCTGCATACCCTATATTGACATTAGAAGCCGCCGTACCCTGACCAAATCCGGCATACTCTCCAATATGTATTGCATGGGCGCCATCATCAGTACCAGCATCTTTGCCTAATCTAATTTTATCATCATCAAATAATATGCGATCAAAAGAACCAGTACCAGCAGTATTAAATTCTGTTCCTACAAGAGTGAGGCCAGTTCCAGCAGTATATGTGGTATCTCCATCAACAGCAGAACCATTGAAATACAGAGCCCCGCCAACATTATACAGCTTATCAGTAGTGGTTGCGGGAGTGTTACGCTGAAGTGTAATGCCTGTGGCGGCAGTTATCAAACCGGTACTTAGGATACCACTTTCAAAGCTACCAACACCAACAACATCTAATTTATAATCGGGATCAGATTTGCCAATACCAATCCTATCATTTGCAGCATCTGTTCTTATTAGATTAGCATCATTGTCACCTTTGACTTGCAAATCGATATCTAAAGCACTATGATTAATTATGAGCTTATCAACACTATCTTCTTCTATTTTTATATATGTTCTTCCACCGGCAGCTATCTGAATCTCATCATCCGTAAATTGAATATAAGTATCAGTATCTCCACTGTGATAAATATATCCTTCCGTTCCAATAGCAACAGAAGCAAAATTACCCGTATCCGCAGTATTGAATTCTGTTCCAACTAGAGTGAGACCAGTTCCAGCGGTATAGGTTGTATCTCCATCAACCGCAGAACCATTAAAGTAAAGAGCACCACCAACATTATAAATCTTATTTGTGGTAACTGCTGGAGTGTTTGGTCGTAACTCAATACCAGTAGCGGCAGTTATTAAACCACTGCTAGTAATACATCCGCTAGAATTGACACAACCACTTATATTGACATCTCCACTCGCATCTATTGTAAAATATTCGTTATTATTAATATCAACAATCGACATAAAGTTAGCTGTCTGATTAGCAATTTGTTGAATGCGAATATCTATATCTGTAATATTTATTGAGCGAATATCTAAAATAGACACAATACTGGTTTGGTTAAGTCCAATATGTGTAAAATATGCATTGTTTGTTACGTCAATATCATAAAAATATCCAGTGCTATTAATATTGTGGATATAAAAATTGCCAGTTACATATAGATCGTTATCTATGAGGACATTATTGGTTACATCTATGTCATAAAAATGTCCAGTTTGATAAATAGTATTATTATAAATATTACCATACACAAACAGATTATTATCTATAATGGCAGTGTTGGTTATGTCTATGTTGTAAAAATATCCAGTAGTATTAATATTCGTATTATAAACATTGCCAGTTACATATAAATTGTTATCTATGAGTAGATTATTGGTTACATCAACATCATAAAAATATCCAGTTTGATAAATGTTATTTACGTATACGTTGCCAGAGGGAATGTTAAGATTACCATGTCCGGTACAAGCTATAGTAGTCCAAAAGCCATCACCGCAGTAGAATTCAAGATCCTCCATTATGGTCACGCCGGAGTCGAAAATGACATCGCCACCCACGGTTAATGTATCCCACAGCGTTACGTGTTCATAGAAGTCCACGCGTCCATCGAACCTAAATTCACCAGTCACTCCCGTACAACTTAACCCACAGCCAGTTATTCCGTCAAGAGCACCCGTTATTGTCGTAATATCAACTTCGTTTGCAACGCTAGTCAACCATGCAGTATCTGCAATACCTGAAACGGTATTAAACGTACTACAACTTAAACCACAGCCAGTTATACCGTTCAGCGCCGTCTCAATCGTAGTAATGTCGTTTGTTATACCCGAACAGCATCCGGTAGGAGAGGTGCATTGGACAGTTCCGTCAGGAAAAGTAATACACGCATCAGAAGCGCCTTTAATTTCCAATGGACTGCTTGCGCCAGAAGGTAGGAGCGAAATTGATCCTACTCCAGCCAATGTAGCTTCTCCCTTGTCATTGGAAGAAACCGTCATTGGCGTGCCAGACACAGTTAGGTTTTGAAAGTTGCCGCTATAAGCATCAATGTTGGCGACACCACTAATCACACCGCCATTGTGATCCCAACCGTGATTCATAATCAACCACCCACTCGCATTGTTGGGCACGACGTGAGGACCATCTCCTAATACAAGATTCCCACGATTCGTCCAATTATATAGCAAAAGCGGATTGCCATATGAGCCAGTCGGACCAGCACGCAAAGCCTTATTGCCCGTAACATGAACATGTTCACTCGAAAGCCACTCATCCCAATAAGCGTTATTTTGCCACGTCCATTTTTTATCGCCATCAGTGGACTTTAAAACAAGCCCTCCATCGTGTACAGAAGTATCATTGCCTACTGCCGCTCCACTATTAGAAGCTAACTCTAATTGTTTATCTCCTATAGTCACAGTAGTACTATCAATGTACGTCAAGGTTCCGCTAACAGTCAAATTACCATCGCTAACCAAATTCTTAAATGTTGCATTGCCATCGCTATCTATAGAAGCTGCCCCATTAGCTACAAGAACACCGCTAGCAAAATTACCAGTTCCATTTACGTCTAATTGATATTGTGGTGTTCCAGTAGCAATTCCTACATATCTACCATTTTCAATTAAAGTTACATCGCCGCTCGCATCCGCAGCAATTAGGGGTAATCCATCGACATTTGATACGCTAAAAATAACACCTGTACTTACATTATCATAAGTAGATATTAAGCTACCTCCAGTACCAGCCACTCTAAATACCGGAATACTGGTCCCTATTGCTCCTGTCGTAATCACATCTAATATCGCATTAGGCTCAAGAGCTGTTGTTAAACTACCCGTTCCAACATCTCCGATGGCAACTTTTTTATTAGTAGTATCTGACAGAATAACATTTTCAATATTAACCCTATTGCTAAAATTATTATTAATAATACCACTATTGGTTACAATTTCTATATTGTTATTGCCTTCGTTTTTATATCCCGCCAATTGTCCTATATATACGCTATTGTCACCTACACTTTGTTGGCCCGCCTTATAGCCTATATTAATGAGATATTCACCCTTCGCCATATAGCCAGCAGTCATACCAAAATTGGATTGCGTTGTACCTGAACTGTTGTAGCCAGCCACATATCCTATATTTGTGGAAAAGTTAGTATTATGTGAGTCTAAGCCCGCTTGATCGCCTACACTACAGACATAGTAGGAGGTTTCGTTATTATAATTTGCTCTATGCCCTATCGCAATATTTCTAGTGCCAGCATTTTTTCCACCAGCATAGTATCCAATCGCTACTCCTAAACTACTAGTAAAGTCTTCTCCTACTGCCCTTTCTCCTATCTTAACGATATTATCTGTAAATATAAGCTGGTCAAGATTACCCGTATTAAAAGACAGATTACCACTATTAACTGTAAGTGTGAGAGGAGATCCAGAATAAGTTAAATTAGCAGACCCATCTACAATACCCGATCCATTATCAGAAAATAAAATACTTCCTTCTTGCAAAACAGCACCGGAAGTAATTGCTATTGATTTATCAGCTGGTAATGTAATAAAAACATCAGCTGTAGCATCTGAAGCTAAAGATATAGCATTACCGCTATTTGAACTAGCAAGAATCTCTCCTCGAATTAAACGACCATAGCTAGTCTGATCTACTGGATAAGCAGCTCCAGTAGCATAAGTAGCCAATCCTACTTCCCAAGAATGGGCATCTTGTAAGGTATAGTAGGTATTCGTTCCGTCTCCTATGCCAGAAATGGCTACAAATCCATCAGCAGGCCCTTGCAATATAATAGAATCTGCTACGCCAGTACTGACTCCACGACATGCTTCTTTAGCGCGATCTAATAATTTTAACGGTAGAGTTGCCATGAAAAACCTTTCCTACGTTTTTAAAACTATGTGCGTTAATTTTTTATAAAACTAAACGTTAGGATCAGAAATGGCTGGATTCTCCGCTAAAGCACTAAGAGCATTGGCTTTAAGTTGTTGAATTTCATATGCTTTTGTATTATTAATCAAATAGTCTCTTACCATTCTATTTGCAAATGCATTTTTTGTTTCAGGATTGTCAATAATTTCAGGATTAGTAGTAGGATCATAATCCGCACCCTCTGGATCTTCTAAAGCAGGATCATAATCTGGATTTGAAATCTGAGATCGATAGTGATAATTGGCACATAACGCATCAACCACCCTATCAACTTGATCATCGGCAATCTCAATTGAAAATAAAGCCATTCAATTTGCCTCCTAAACTTATAATAAAAAATCCGGTGGCAGCATAATGTGCCACCACCGGACATTCCAGCTTAACGATTTGTTAACCATTTTCGGCTTTAGAATGATCCTAACAATACACGTCGGGTATCCAAAGCGGCAAATCCATGCTCTGCCCAGCCATAAAGACCAGCGCGTCGTTGACGATGTAGTGTATCATCTTCAAAGACTTCTACAGGAGCACGCACAGGCATAACAAAACTATCGCGATTGCTAAGGTCGAGACCTACAACCAATTCTTTCTTCGAACCGGGGAAAGTACCAGAAAGATCAGCAGTATAGAAATTCTGATATTCCTGACTTTCTCCAAGCTCATCCAGAGTGTGGAGGTTAACATTAAAGATGCGAGTCAAAAGACCGCTGTCGCTCACAATCAACTCGCGTCGAGTTGTGGGATCAACTTCATCAACACCCCAATTGCGAATGTCTTCAATACCTTCAGGGCTAAGGTACAAGTCAGTTAATTGGCCTCGATTGATCGAAGTGGAATTACCCCCACCATTTCGTCGCATCACTACTTTCATAAGTGAAACCAGCCTCTTACTAAACTGACCATCGGAGGCATCTGCATCGTAGATCATAACATTACGATCCGCCCCAGCAGAAATAAGCGTATGCCACCCATCGTCATTAATTTTTTTAGTAAACTGACCTTGAAGAACATCTAAAGCGCGACCAACAACATCCCATCGAGCATCGCGAGCATACTTCAGCAACCAGTCAATGGATGCTCCCACATCATATGTAGGAACCATAACATAGTCACCTTCAACATGTCGTTCTGGAATACGACCATGGTTGGGAATTGTATAAGCCACAAACTCCTTCTCAGTACCCGGAGCTAAAAAGTCAAGCGGAAATTCAGACGTAGCACCCGGACCCAACTGAATGGCCTCAAAGATACCACCAAGAATGTCACCGCTCATGACACCCTTACGAAGGGGAAGCTCAAGCGCTTTCGCCAATTCACGAGTCGCAGCAAGAGACTCCTCTCGATTCATTGAGCCAGCTCTGGTGAGAAGCTCATTCATTTCTGGAGTAGGTTCAAAATATTTGCTATGAGACATATTATTCTCTCCCTTTATATTATTAAATAAATATTAAACAATGTTAATTGCGACTTTAGCAAAACCATCAGCGTCTTTCTTAGACAGCCAACGACCAACCTGTGTCGAACCGGAAAATGCCGTTTTCGATGTCAATTTACCATCGGCAGAAAAGAAAGCTTCTTCGCCCAAAGTAATCGAACCCGAGATCTGGTCCGTAACAACAGTACCCACGCGCAATATGGCAACTTTACCGCCTTTTTGCACTTCGTCTTTGCCATAATTAATATGCTGACGAGTAAGGTCAAGATCGACAACATCATTCAACAAGAGACCTACAGGCTCATCGGCAGCAGCAGAAACAACTTTAACAGCAGCGGTGGAATCGTCCATTGCCGCTCCCGAACCCTGCGTGCTTGCAGCTACAATTAAGCCTCTCTCAGCCGTTTCGTTCATGAAAAAGCTAATATCAGTTACAACTTCATTTCTATCTGGTCTTAATGCCATGTTTACTCTCCCGATTTTGAATTGGTGGTATTTAAAACGACCGTACTTACCCAATCTTGAAGACCGGCACGCACAGTTTCGATTCCATCGTCTGAGCCAACACTGGCATCTGATGCAACGGACAATGTAGAGGTCTCTTCTGCCTCAACAGTTTCTAAAACTTCTGTATCAACTACTTCTTCAGCAGCCTCTACAGTTTCAGAATCAGCAGTCTCATCAACTACTTCTTCTGCAACAATCTCAGCGGCACTATCGTCGCTGTTGTCAACTTTAGTGTTTTCAGCTACATAACTAGCTAAAGTTTGAACCAAAGCCGTAAATTGCTCATCAGTTAACTCTCCAAAAGTTTCCATTTTCGCTTCTACTTCTTCATCACTGAAACCAGCGCTAGAAAGTAAAGACTTACGAGAACGAATCTTTTCGGAAGCTTCCATCTCAGCAATATGAGATACAAGCTTATCATGTGCCTCACTTACTGTTTCAAATTTAGTATTAAGATCAGCAATAGTACTCTGTGCGTCTTCCAACTGTTGGGTCAACGACGTAACCTTGTCAGCGCTAACGCTAAGCTCTTCAGCTTGCTCTTTGATACTTTGCTCATATTTCTCAATGTTTGCTTCGGCCAACTTATCAGTCAAAGCCTTATTCTCTGCTTGCACAGATTCGAGACTGACCTTTAGCTCTGCAATCTGATCATTTAAAATTTCATTCGACATATCATAGCTCTCCTGTGTATTCAAAATGTTAGAGTTATCTACTTGTAGTACTACACCATTCTTGGTAAAAAGGCTACTTTTATCAGAAATAGAGGCCTTATTAAACTCAAAGGTTTTGTTTTTATCAAAAATAATACTTTGAGGATTAGCTGGTTTATCTACAAAACCCTTACCACTAAAAGTAATATTTCTCAATAAACGTCCTACTTGATGATTTTGATAAGCGCCTGTTCCACCATAAGACCGTAAATGCTGAGTTAAAAACGCAGTATCATCATTTCGAGACAATACATGATGCTTTCCATTAGGATCAACTACAGCATAATCAAATCCACTAAACATACATTCCATAGAGACATATTTTTCTCCTGCCTCAATCTTCTCAATAAGGTCCATAACACGATCTCGGTATTCGGGATCTTGCCATTGTCTGTATATAACAGAAGACACTAATATATGATAGTAATCGGGAAGAGTATTAGTGTCGCTATTTTCATCAATTAAATCAAAATTTTGATCTACTGCCCAATTATCAATAATACCACCGACAATTTGTTTTTCATCATGTTCTAAATTGGTTGGTTTATATTTAGGGGTATCTTTAGAAGCCCATACCTCATCTTTATGAAAGACATCATCATTTTTATTCCATGAAGTACTAACTAAAATAGAGTACACATGATAGATATCATCATCGGTCTGAGCAGCTTTGACAAAAGCAGGAAGATGGTCGGGCGTGGTGGCCTTTAACGAACACGCTATGTCTTCGTCACATTGTGGATGTAACAAAGCCGGTGCTTGATATGCTATAGATGCATTGGATTCGATAATATGTTTTAAACCCGCATCTTCTTCAGCTTTAAAAATTTGAATTTTATTACTCATAGAAATACCCTATGGATTATGAACCAACACTAATACACGACCATTTTTTTTATACACCCCAATGCGACTATAGTAGTAGATTTGTCCAGTTCTGACATCCCTATATGCATACTTGCCTTCGGAGGTATATTGTTCAGCATAGAAAGCCGCTCTTATATTTCTAATTTCGTCAATACTTAATTTTCTATCCATATCATCAGCAGCGTTATTGATCCATGATTCACATTCTTCTAATACACCATTGGGCAGCTTTTGACTTAATGCTTGCGAAATTGTGCTATGATTAATGGGTTGTAAATAATCACAATAATATAAAACCGAAAATTTAATTTGTTCTGCTTGATTAAATTCTTGCAATGTCAAACTTCTCATATTCTTTTTATTAAACTGTTTTAATAGACCGGGATTAAGTATTTCAGACAGTTTGTCTTGTGCTCCCTTAGCCCAAAGTTCTACAGCTGCTTTATTCTTCGGTTTAAATTCTTTGGTTTTTCGAGGCCCTACATCACGCGAATTTTTGGGTCTTCCGGGTTCTCCACCACCCCTATTGTCATCATCAAGTTCGGTATCGTCATTATTAGGAGGTTCAGATTCGGAAGGACTGTCCTGTTTGTGCGGACGCCTCATTTCCAAAGCTGACTCATCACCATTCTTATCTTTTAGTTCAACCCCCACCTGACTTGGAGACACAATACCGGTCTGTAAGGCAATCTTTTCTAAGCTATGTTGTTTATCCACAGCATGATATGGACTCACCTTTTCAATCTTTTTAGTATCTCTAGATTTGTTTTCAGACATAACGCGCCTTTGTTCAATTTCGGGCTTGGCTTTAATATGTCGTTGTACAAACTCATCACTTACAATATTTCGATCTGCCATAGACAATAGTAAATTAGTCATTGCAGCAGGATCATCCAGATACATAAAATCAAATTCCACCTGTGCGGGAAATCGAAAACCCATCGCGTGTTGTACTAATTTTAATTGATGATTCCAAAACTGTAAAACTGTATTACGCACATAACTTAACCGTTCGGTTAAAGTTTTCAAAGAAATAAAGTTGTTAGTCGTTCCCGTGGCTCCAAACGTACCCGTAAGGGTTGGAGGAATACCTAAACAAGCATAGATAGCCATTAGCGTAGGTCGATATTTCTCTTCACCTAAAAATCTTTGAATGTCTGTGCCGGTTTCCAGTAATTCAATATCTGGTCCCCATACTATATCGGTAGTGCCTCCTCCGACATTAGACCCTAAAATAGATTGTAGCGTAGAAGCGGCGGCGGGAGTCGGAGCAAGTTTATGATCTAAACTACCCAGTTTAAAAATCCGAATTTTAGAAATTGCACCGTCTAAAGCGGTTTTGTCTGCTAATTTAAGTCTTTCGTACAGAATGAGGTCATTAAAACACGCATAAGTCATAGGGTCGGCCCATTCCTGCCAATCGTCTTTTTTATAAAAATAAACAAAGGTCTTTTCGGGAGGAAGTAAGACACTTTGGTTACTTTCAGCAGCTTGCAGAATCTCAGGAGACAGCTGATTTAATAAGTCACGTTCGAGAGGGTCAGTAGAATTACGAGCTTTTCGAATTAAGTTAACTAAGTTACGAGGTAGTTTAATCATATATTGACGACTATCAGAGAGTACCGCCAAAGGACCACCTACCAATTCAAGGGTTAAAGGATCTAAAAAAGAATACTGCCAAGGTAATTCGCCTTTAGAAAAATCAGAAATTTTAATATCTGCATTCATATCAGGAGAGGCAACAGAACGCTGCATTTCTAAACGCTTTTGTTTATTGACTTTGGCAGTGCGCATTCTTATAGGTACGTTAGCCTCACGAAATAAAAGATTGCAGAGTCTTTCCGAAGTTTCTTTTCCTTGCACACGAGAAAACCAATCATTATAAAACTTCTCGACTCTCTTATTAGGATGTACTAATCGTACGCCTTGGCAAGCAAAATCACCCATAAGATCAATAGCATTACGTATTAAACCTATTCTTCTATAAGAAGCGCGCGCAAACGCAATAATGTCTTTTGGCTTTTCAGGAACCTGCTGTTCGGGTCGAAAGTGATCGTAGTCTGAGTTGCGCAATCCCGGCTTGCCGCTTAATCGCGTAGTTAAATCAGAAAAATCTCTAGTACGAGAACCTTGAGATGCAGTAGCGGCTTCTTGAATAGCGTTTGTATAAACCTGTAAGGACTCTGCCTCCTGTGCCTTAGTGCCAGCCCAACTTACATATGCTGGCCCATCAGATGGAAAATTTGTTTTAGCATTTGGAGAAGGTTTTTTTGCCACTTTGTTTTCCTATAAAAAGAATAGTTATTGAAGGTATATCAATACCTATTGATTATTACACCATTATTTTTAATTTCGTCGAATTCCAAAGCAAGTGCTCTGATTCATATTAGATGCCCAGTCTTGACCAACATACATTTGGTTGGACGGGCTTGTTTCAAAAACTCCGGGAGTAATAACCGTGCCAATATTATTATACATAGGGGCGGGAATTTCTCTTTGTAGTTCTCTAGCTAACATATTAGCAATAACTAAAGCACTGTAACGATCTTTACGCATACGTCCTTTTTTACCAGTATCTGTTTTAACTTCTGGAGTATCAAACCTTTCCCTACCACCGGCGGTAACAGACACTACAACAGTTACTAACTCATCTTTTAGCTCTTCCACTTCCATTACAGCATCTTCTAATGTATCATATAATCGTAGAGCATTCGATTCTCCCACTTTGTCTTTTAATTGTTGAAATGATATCTTATCCTTTTCACTCATTAAACTTAAACTTAAAGTATCGAATCTGGGGAATAATAATACTTTATCTTCCATATCTTTTCTAAGTCCGTGATTAGCTTGAGATGTCCACTCTGCTTTAGCAAAATTAACCAGCTCAATTACATGATCTCCCGCAATCCTATCGGTATCTTTTTCTTTTTTATCTTCGATAATTGGTAAAATCGGTCGCTCACCCGTAAACATCTTATCGCTATCCCTTAATCCTTCCGCAATTGCAAAGCCACCACCTTGTGAGTCAATACCAATTCTAACACATGGAAAGGCTTTATAAAGCTCTCGAATTTTTCTACAACAAAAGCTATAATAATCATTTTCTTCCGTCAGACCAATACGTTTTCGGCTCTGAAAGTCCTTTTTATTAGTGGTCCACGTATATACTACGCGATGATGCTCAGGATGTACTTCAATGATAACCAGTGCAAAATTATCTTGTTCAGACGCCGGATCAATACCTATTACATATTTTAAATCTGGATTACCTCTTGTCATAGGATCAAACGGATCAGAACACCAGCCACACCATCCAGAAGTAGAGCAATTGCGATCATGTGCAACACAACCCTCTATCAAGCTTCGTTTAAAGAACCCTTGACTGTCTGATGTAAAACATGCTCCGTATTCCATTTGATAAATACCATTGTGCATAGTCGCTCTTGAACGTGCAACTTGCTGATCGTCCATAAAGCCTTCTGGTATAAGTTCGTAAGGTATGCGCATAATAGAAAATGAATGCCAGTCTAAACGCTTCATATATTCAGGAACTTTTTCTAATGAGTCATCCCCAGCGTCTTGAGCCGCTTTGTGAAAATCACCCTTAGTCTGAATGGTTGATTTATATTTTTTCCAATAAGAAGCAAAATGTTCAAAACCATACCCGCAAGTACCAGCAATAATCGATTGATTTGTTTGGCGATCTTTATAATCTATTTCCATTGACTCATCCCATTTACCGGCATCTTGTAAAGTTTTTCGACGAGCAGCCTGTTTTACATTTTGAGTTGGATTAGCTGACACTGCCGCAAAACCCGCAACAACCGTTTCATAAATATCAACAGGAATAGAATTAAATTCGTCTGCAATAATTGTATGAGCACGCAAACCTCTAATCTTACTACCATCTCCAAGAGGAACTGCCATAGCCCAACTATTATTAATTCTCATAGTACAACGATCTACGTCACGACGAGGACCGCTATTATCACCACACACACTACGTAAGATCGGAGCATTTCTCCAAATAGTATCCATATATTCAAAAATAACTTTGCTTTGTCTAAAAGCTGCACCCACAATAACTATCTTAGTATCAGGAACTAAGACACATCTTAGGATGGCATATACCGATAGTAGAAATGATTTACCAAATCCACGAGAAGCAATATACATTGGAAACGCACGATTCCAAAGCTCTTGCAAAATCGCTACCTGTTCTGGCAACAATTCAATATTTAAAAGTTGTTTAACAGTCCACTGAAAATATTCTGGCTTAGACATCAACGACAATACATGTAAATGAAGATTGTCTTGCTGATCTTGTGTTAAATCTAAAAGAGGGTTCTTAATATCATTTAAATCGGACTGCTCCAACTCTAGCCAAGCATGTTCTGGTTTTTCAACATTATAGGTCATTAATATGTCTCATAATTCTAAAAGCTATTTCTTCAGCTCGTTTTTTGCTACCACAAGCTATCACATGAATGCCATGCTCAATTTGCGCACTGGTTAACACACGCATAATGTATTTGTATTTAATACGCAAGTCTTTCCATTTACTGTTGGGAATACCGCTTCCTACTGGATATCTTTCTAAGTCGTCCCATGAAAATTCTAAAAGCAAAAAGGCATGAGGAAAAGACCCCATCGCCTTTAATTCTTTCAAAAATCGTTTCTCTCCACAATTTCCAGCTAACTCGGAAGCCGACTCCTTTCTTTCTATACACAATACATGCTCTTTGTCTTTTATGCTATAATCACCAACATCTAGCTTAGTCGATTCTGTTCCTATACAATATGCATCTTCATCAAACCACCACCCATGTCCTTCCTTTTCTCTAGTGTCACGTATGACTGTAAATCTACCCATTTCGTGCGCCCCACTCTAATAGCTTTAAAAAAAATAATTCATAATTTTCTTCTTGGCCTTTAATTTTTTGATGACAGGACTTACACAACGTAATACCATTATTAATAGAATAGTGAAGAGCTGGATGACTTCCCCATTTTTTAATATGATGCACCTCTAGTCTTTTTCTAGAATTGCATCCGGGCCATCTACACTTATTCTTATCTCGCTTACGAATATCTTTACGCCATTGAGCATAAGCGGGATCATGCCAATTTCTGCGTTGCATTGATATCGTAATCCACCATAAGTTGTACGAGTTGTTTAAATTGAATTTTAGGCTTCCATTTTAATTGTTGCATTGCCTTCTTAGGACATCCCTGTAAATATTCCACTTCCGCAGGTCTATAAAATTTAGGATCTATCACAACAAAATCGTTCCAATCCCAAAGATCAATTAAAGAAAAAGCTTCATCTAAAAACTGGTTGATAGAATACGTCTTACCAGTTGCAACAACATAGTCGTCGGGAATATCTTGTTGTAACATTAGATACATAGCCTCTACATAATCTTTAGCATGACCCCAATCTCGACGAGCTTCTAAATTACCTAATCTTAATTTAGGAAATTGAAACCCCTGATCTCTAGACACACGTCCGGGAATATATATTTCATCTTTATCAAAAACTAAATCTGAATAATAAACTCCATGTCTATTAATCCATACTAAAAATTCACCTATCCATTTTGTAATTTTACGAGTAACAAAGTTTTCTCCCCGCCGCTCACTTTCGTGATTAAACAAAATACCACAACATCCAAAGATCTTATATGCATCTCTATATATACGCACTGTGTGATGAGCCGATGTTTTAGCTACAGCGTAAGGAGATTGAGGCTCTAAGCGTGTTAATTCATTTTGATAATATTCCCCTGTATCGCACTGGTCATATTGTGATCCAAACATTTCGCTAGTAGAAGCTTGATAAAATTTACTATCGGGTGAAAAACGCCGAATAGCCTCTAATAAATGCAACGGCCCCATCGCATTCACTTGAAATGTAAAATCTGGCTGTTCAAAAGAAGTAGCAACGTGTGATTGTGCTGCCAAATTATAAATCTCATCCGGCTGATACTTATTGACCAATTCATATACACAGCCAGAATCCGCTATTTCGCCTTCAATAATAGAAAAGTTTTGATGATTAAGAGATTTAGACAATCTATCCAAAGTATTCGTACTTGTACGACGCTTAAGCCCTACAACCTCATATCCTTTATCTAATAATAATTCGGCTAAATAAGAACCATCCTGTCCGGTAATACCAGTAATCAATGCAGATTTCATTTATAAACCTCTCATATATTCCGCCGCTTCTTCGTCAGTTAAATTTTCAATTCTCGTTAATAAATCCTCATCAACCCTTTCTATACTGGGCTTATCAGATAGATACTCTGCCATCTTATTAATAGTAGGATAATTCCATACTGTAGTTACTGAAAGCTCTTTACCGCTCCATTCTTCAAGATCATAACTTAATTCTACAGAAGTTACAGAATCTAAATGATAATCAGCAAATGGTTTGTCTAACTCAATAGAGTCTGTTGAAATATCAGCATTACTTTTTAACCAGTCCACGATCCATGCCTGTACTTCTTCCTGTGTTTTAGGTTTCATAAGTCCTATTCCTCGATTAAAGTATCCGCATTTAAAATTGGTTGGTCTACGATACCATCCTCATACTCATGGTAGCCAGAGAGACGTTCTACGGCCTTCTCAGCGGCAACCCTATGCACTTCCATATCAAAGCCCTCCTTCTTTCTAACCTCCTTGTCAGATAACTGTCGTAACCATGAAGTAAAATTAGTTTTGGCGTCGTCAGCATTGCGCTTACGTTGTTCCCTCGTTCCTTTAAGATCTTTTAATAAACGTTCTTTTTTTGTCAGTAACTTTTCATGCTCATTGATGTATGCAGATTTAGATGAAATTGCCGCACCTAGTTGCACCTGAAACGACGCTATCGCCTGTGTATCCTGTGCCGCAGGCGGCTTATCCATTTCGTCTTCAATCAATTTATTTAATCTAGTAATATTCCTTAAAACTTCTTGACGATCTTCCATACCACGATTAATAAGTACCTCAGTTCTAATAACTTCGAGAATTTCCATCTCTTCGGTATGGGTCACGTCCTCGGAAAACTGTTTGAAATAATCGACCCATTGATGTTCAAAAAAAATAAGTTCGGGATCTCCGAATTGCTTTTTCAACTCCTTATAGTAATAGCGGTCTCGCAATCCTACTAGAAGATGTTCATCGTCACTCATATTCCTCATTTTCAGATTTTCTTTATCGATAAACTTTTGTATCGGTGCTTCAGTCCGATTTAAAGTTTCAGCAATTTCTGGTATGGAAATATTGAAACAGTTTTGACGAATGAAGTTCATTTCGTCTACAGAAAGTTTACCACGTTTCTTTGTCAAAATTGTGTTCCTTTAAAATATTTAGAACAATTTCTACTACGACCTCTTTGCGAGCTTTAGGTAGCTTCAAGCCATTAATTAATCTAATCCAGTCTTCACGGTATGTTACAGGAATAGCAGAATCAACAATAGAAAAAATGTGCTCTCGATCAAATGTATTTTCAACACTATTGCGGTCCTGAATATCGAGGTCAAGTTTAGTCGTATTCATAATGTTACGCTTAGCGGTATTTCTATTCATCCAGCCTAAATACAAATCACACTCTTCATGATTGTCATAAGCCTTACATCCATATCCTTTAGAATTGAAAAAATTATTATCAAAAAACGGACAGTTATCGCAAGGCTTGTCTGGCCTTCCAAAATTATTGCGTTTAAAATTATACAGCCGGTTTCGAACATGTGTCCACAGAAAATTTTCGAGCGGTCTAATACCATCATAATGAGCAAGGCCTTCCCATGCAAAGAGACGAGCTTGCTGTTTCATGTCTTCAATTTCGTGATATCCAAACTTGAACTTAGATGATAGTCGATTTGCTATATTGTCAATTGTCTGAAGTACTTGTTCCTCCGTCATATTGGATGGCATGGTCACCTACAGAAACCTCCTGTGCAGATACATTTTGCATTTCTAATTTGGGATTTTTGACCAAAAAAGCTGCCTCAACATTAAAAGCGTCTATACTTACTTCCACATGAATTATATCTTCTATTTCTTCTTCAGTTTCTGCATTGACAATCTTAGTATTTTCCGAAGTCCCATCAGATATTATTTTTACCTTCATCTTGGTCTCCTAAAAGTTCTTGAATATTTTTTTCTTCAGATAAATTGGCTTGTGCTATTGCTTGCTCATCTACACCGCTAGCCGGAATTACTACAGGTTCAATAGACTCAATAATTTTTTTCATTCTTTTGGTCTCCATGTCGTATTAGATCACTATAATATTATATACGCAAATGGCCACTTTATTAATACACTAATAGGTAAAAAATAAAGCAATGAATATTAAATGGACTCAAGCAGATAAACAATTTATTAAGGACCATGCTTGGAATGTTAAAGATAAAGACTTAGCAATAGAGTTAAGTGAACGTAATCAACGTAGTGTTTCTATCGATGCCGTAAGAAAACTACGACAAAGGATGGGAATTTTTAAAAAAAGTGGACGAGGTAGATGTGAGTTAAAAGAATTATGAGTGACTGCGAACTTAAAAATAGTAATGTACATGGACAGGGTATCTTTGCATCCAAGGATCTAGGGGCAAATCAAGTGCTTTTTGAAACCCACAAAAAGACAAGCGGTGCTTTAGAGTGGGTTAATCTTATGCCGAATTGCTCATATAATCATTCCTCTAAGCCAAATTGTCAATCTCTTACTCTGGGAGATTTTAAATATTTAGTAACTTTAAGGGAAATTAAAGAAGGGGAGGAATTACTGGTAGATTATAGTAAAGATAAAGATTTAGAACAACCCCAAAAAGGCTGGTAAATGGAATCAAGGAGTGTGCAACATGAGATCTATGATTGTAGTATGTATGGTGTTGATAGGAAATGCGTTACAAGCACAAGTTATTGACCCGTCCTACGGTGACGGTAAAAAGGATGCAACAGAAGTAATTCGACAGCGAATTGCAAAAATGTGTGAGCAATGGGAACCTAATGCTTTTAGTGGTAATGACACACGTCGTAAGGGCGGTGCTCTTGAGTTCACCACTGGCATATATCGAATTACAGATACTATCAAGCTACCTGATGGTATGGGATTAAAAGTGCGTGGTGCTGGATGCGAAACACAAATGCCTAAGAAGGGAGTTCTGGACGGCGGTGGTCCATGGCTAAGTAAACGATTTAATTTCCTTGGAACCGCTATTTTGTATGATGGGCCGGTGGATCAGCCAATCTTGCTTTGTAGGGGTAAGGGATTAACGCTCGACGGTATTTCTTTATGGGGTAACGGAAAGGCAAGTGCTGGTTTAAAGCTTGAACATGACAAGGGGAACGCTACCGGTCACTATCGTATGGGATATTTTACAATTGATAACTGTACAAATGGTATTGAATGTGGAAAAACATTAACAGATGGTAATTGTGCAGATATAGCTATACAGCACTTGGAGGTGCATGGGTGTCAGAACGGTCTGTTGGTCAATAATTCTCAGGGTGTAAACTTCTCGTTCGGTTTCTATACAGCCCACGACACAGACACGATGATTAATTTAGCAGCAGGAGGAAAGTTCCACTGTTCACTTCTAGCCCCAGAGAATGTTAATAGAATTTTAGTCACTGGTCAACAAGGTAATGGAAATGGTTCGGTTGTTATCGAACATATTACATGTGACGCTCGACAACAGCAATTTCCGCTACTACTCGACGGTAGAAATACCGTAGGAAAACTGACGGTAAAATTTAACCATCTTCACTTTCCTAACTCTTTGAAACATAAGCCGCGCAACGAACCTATTATCTATCATAATACAGATACGCGCGTGATCATTGACTCAGCCGAATTCCTGCCGCAAATTCCCGACACGGTGATTGCACGAAATATATTACATCAATATTGATGAATGTTAGGAATATAATAAAAGTGGACATTTAACGTGGGTGGTTACAGTTTGTCTGTACCACCTGCGCTTTTTATACCACTCCGACGTACAACGATCCAGATTAGAAAAACCCCACCTACTTCTACTGTAGTAACGGGCCTGCCCTCCCTCTTCGTAACTCTATACGTAGCAACGACTTATAACTATTTTAATTATTTTGATATAATTACAAGAATTCGTGGCCTATGCTATTGACAAATGACGATATATAGTATATACTAAGAGCATGACAAACAACAATGATAACACGAAAGGAAATGACATGACAACGCTTGAAGGTATGAAGAAGGTACGACAGGCTCGCACTATTGTAACTCAGACTATCGAAGACCTACAAGGAATTGGTTGTACTGATATCAAGAAGGACGGCGTATGCTGGTCTTTTACTATGCAAAACGGTAAAAGGTTTGCCGGTGGTATCGGTGCTGTACATCAGCTCATTCAGGGTGGATTGCATTTTACAAAGCGAGAGCCTATGCGATTATCACACGATGCGAACGGTAAGCGATGGACTGTTGCAAATGGGGGTTGACATTGCTTTATTGTATGGTATAATTAAGGAAACGAAAGGAAATAAGATGAGACTTTTAGAAATTGCAATGTGGTGGATGATAACGGTACTATACTGCTTTGTACCATCAGCTATTATCTTATACGGATCAGCTATCCTAACGCATTACATTTTACACGGTTGAGGATTAGACATGGACTATAATGAAGCATGTGAGGCGATTGTATCACAACAGGAAGCCCGAGATGAAATTGAAGCTCATAGCTCATCATTTCGTAGGTTTGTACTAGAATGTGGCGATAAAGAAGAATATCGCGGTTCCGAGGTTCTTGACTTCTTAGGATATTAAACAATGAGTAAGGCTATCTTTAAAACAGGCGACATAGTATCATTTAGATATCGGCAACCCGTACAGAATACTACTGAACGCCGAACAGGCAGGGTATTAAGTATTCGCAACGTAACAAAGTATCCTGTACGCTATAGTTCATATCGTTGGTTTGATAAAAACTTTCATCGTAGTGGTAATCTGTTCACTGTTAAACATGCGGATAGTAGTATACAAACGTACTATGAAAACCGTTGCTTTGCGGCTAAGAAACCTACCCTCTTGCACAGAATATGGTTTAACTTTATATCAAACTGGCCATATTACTTACCGACAATGTAAGGCGTATTACCCTATATAGCCCTCTGTGGCTAGTAGGGTATAGGGGTAAGTGCTTACGTGGTAACGACTTACGACGATCCGGCCCCGCCCCGAGCGACGTAACTCCTTTGGTAGTAACGACTTACAACTATTTTAAAAAACTTTGAAAATAAGTGGCGTATGGGGTTGACAAATGACGATACTACTTGTATACTAAGGGCATGATAAGAAACAATACTACGAAAGGAAATGAAATGAGTACTACTAAACTTTGGCCAAATGCTACACTCGGAAAATACAAGCACATCTGGAAGGATGATCGAGGCGTTGAAAGACTTGCTGTTTGTATGGAAGAGTATGGCGTTCGACACTGTAAAGTGCGATTTGTTGGACACCGTGGTAAAGAAATATACGGTACTGGAATCGTAACGGTTTGGACAAATCGACTGGTAGAATTTTAGAAAACAGGGGTTGACAAACTCGAATTCTCTGGTATAATAAAAGCATAACAAACAACGCTTGGCACGAAGGAAACAACATGAGTATTGACAATTTTGATCTTGTGGATAATGCGGAATTTGTCGATTTTGAGGATGACGGCCAACCCGATGAGTACACGGAATATCAAGCTCTCTACGGCGGTGACGATTGGGATCATGGCCAATATGACGAGTATTGAAAATAAAGCCCAACTGGCGCTTGTTCGCAAGCTAGGATTTAGAGTCACTGAATGGGTATAAACATTGAGCCCCGGTCATAGCAGGCGATGCTTGATAGGTCGGTGAATATGGTGTGGTAACCTAGCCACAAGTAGACACCGCAAGCATTCTCGGTGCAAGTCCGAAGCGGGGTAGCCTATAAGCCTAACCCCTTACGCTGTAACGACTTACGACAACGGCGCCCCGCCCCGCGCGACGTAACTCCTTTCATATCAACAACTTACAGCTATTTTAAAAACTTTTCAGAATTAGTGATGATGGGTGTTGACAAGTGCCGATATATATAATATACTAAGGGCATGAAAAGGAGAGAAACAATGACACTCAAAAGATTTTTACTGTACACTCGATTCACAACCAAACGACCTGCGGAAATTAGTACTGCTCGTTGGAATGCAATGCTGAAATATGCCGAAACTAAAATTTTCGTTCGTCGTAAAATTCATGGTAGTGAAGAGTATCCTTACACAGTTTAAAAAAATAACATTTAGGGGGTTGACAACTCTAAATAGTATGGTACAATAAAAGGACAATCATGACAAACAACAAACCAAAGAACTGGACATCAGCACTAGCGCAACACCATCGCAAGACGGAGGAACGGGCTAAGCGTAGAATGGCAGCGTGGAAAGCGTTGCCAGAACCACGAGTACCGTGGGAACAATTCAAAAGAACTTGGAAAGACAACCAGTAACACGAGAGGAAAATTATGAGCAACATGAAAGAATTGTATTACAACCTTCAAACGGCCTTTATGGATTGTATTGAATATGAAGGTAAAAGCCTAACGGAATGGGATGAGCTTTGTAATGCTGCGGACGAAGAAAAGAAAAGAATCGAATTAAAAAAAGAAAATGAGAGAAAACGCCAAGAAAACATAAAGAACTATCGAGAACAAGTCGATAAGTTAAGTAGGCACGATGCAATAGGTCAGTTTATTGATTTGTCAGGCGAACTTGATAGATCAAACGCACACGTTGATGCCGACGCCCAATATCGTGCTAATATGGCGTTTGCATCGGCAATGAATATTGATTTAGAGGATTAAGATGGTTAGAATGCTATGGATAGCGCTCATGTGTAGTGTAATGTCAGGATGTGTTGCTACAACTAAAGTAATTGTAAAACACCAATTTCCTGATGAGCATATCCAATACGAAATCACTAAAGAGTGGACTAGAGAATACTAGGAGAAAATTATGAATTTCCCTTATGGTAGCAAGATTGAATTTAATGGTGCAGAGTTGACTTTTACTAAGATTGAAAACACCAAGAGCGGCGGTGTGGTTTGTCTGTTTCAAGATAGTGCGGGAAAAACTATCAAACTAACACAGCAAGACGTGGAGAAGGCGTTGAGCCTCTAACATGGTAGAGCTATGCGTTGAAACACGGAAAGGTAAACGCAAAAACTTTTTGTTTAGCACTAGGGAACAAGCGGAAAAAGTTAAAGAAAAACTTCTCAATAGCGGCCATCGACTCGTATATATGAGGGCAGTAATATGATATTATGGATAGATATCATTCTATGGACTGTAGGATTATTGATAGGGGGTAAGGCATTATGGTTGGTTATAACAGAATGACCTAAACCCTTGGTGTGTAACGACTTACATCGCTGGGGGCGGGCCGCGCTCGACGTAAACCCTTATATACCAACGACTTAGAACAATCTTGGGAAATTTCTCAGAATTATTGATCTAGGGGGTTGACTTCTGCCGATATATAGTTATAATGAGGGCATGAGAAACAACAAACACGAAAGAGGAACCATGAAACACTTCAACGTAACAATCTTGAATTCAAAAACGGGACGTGAGGAAACTCACATGTACATTAGCCAAGATAGAATCTTCCAGAATGAAGACGGTGAAAGTTATGTAAAACTTTACGGTCACGGCCCATCTGAAGTAATTTGTACTGAAGAAGTAATTCCACCAACTTGGAAAGATGTCACTAGTAACGGTCGATTTTCTTGCGAATAACGAAAGGGTAAGTCATGACGTTTGACGATTACGACACACAAGTACAATGTGAAGAAATGAGTTTTGATATGTTCACACCAGAAGAACGAGCTGAATTTGAAAGTATTCACGACGAGGTTGATATGGAAGAATTGGAAACAGTTGAAGAATTTTGGGATACTCAGGTAAAAAATTTACTCGCTGGGGCTTGACTTTGAGTCTGAGTGTGGTATAATAATAGTAGTTAGGTAAGTTTGGAAAATTTTAGTGGAGAAAAGAAAATGTTAAAGGTAAAAGAAGGCGATGTGGTTCAGTTTCGATATCATGACAAGATGAGAAAAGGTCGCGTTGAACGCACATGGCCTAGTTACAGAGGCGGGTTAAAGGCCGGAGGTTTTTGCTTGGATCATGGGGGATTTTATAAATCCTATAGTAATAACAAGGTACAATTCCTAGCCAAAGTTCCTAGCTAAACAGGTATATAAATGTTGAGTGTCATTTGTCAAGCGATTCGACCTACAACTAACAGTACAATAACGATCATGGTTCCACAACACGTCGGAACCGATCCATATGACTGCACGCAATGGATAGGCGAAGAGTTTGACTGGCAGTTTATTCCGATGAATTATGAAATTAAAACGGAACAATAACTATGAAAGATTTTGTTATTAACTTCCTACAATTTGTAGGCGTGATCTTATGGGTAAGTGGTTGTCTTTATGTGATGTTGCAATATCCCTAAACCCTTGGTACTAAACGACTTAGGGCGAAGGGGGCGGGCCGCGATTGACGTAACCTCTTATCACACAACAAGTTACAGCTATTTTGTTTTTTTCTAAAGTAGAGGGGTTGACATTGCCGATGTATATAGTATAATGAAGGCATCAGAAGCAACAACCTTTTTACTTTTTTACTTTTTGCGAAGGAGAGATGAGATGAAAGCTGTACAAGGAAACATTCACAAGGTCGCTCGCGTGGTTCTTAACACAACTAACAAGAACCGTCATCAATGGGCCAAGATTGTTGTGGACGGTGTGATTTGTCACACTGGACAAACGTCGTATATTAAGAAGATTGCGAAAGAGAGATATAATCTAAATGTAAATATCTAAGGAACCTCTCCTTTCGTGTGGGGACATCTGGCCTTTAATCCTTTTGGCTAGGTGTCCCTTTTTTTACTCTGGAGTATACAATGACTAAACTAAAGAAAAAAGAGTATACAGTCAAACCTAGAGATAAGAATGCAGATTTTGCTGACGCAAGTAGGCACGGTGTCTTTATCACTTATGTTACGGGACCGTTTGAAAAGTCCGTATATTTTACACAACTCGAACACGAAATCCAATTTGTGGACCTGTTGAAAGAAGCTGGATATACTTATGTTGACCTAACCCCTTGTGATGCAACGACTTAGGACGATGGCGCCCCGCCCCGCTCGACGTAACCCCTTACTACATAACGACTTAGAGCTATTTTATTTTATTGTAAAGTTTGGGGTTGACTTAGCCGATAAATATAGTATAATAATAATATGGGGTCGTAGCTCAATTGGTTAGAGTACCGGACTGTCGATCCGGTGGTTGTGGGTTCAAGTCCCATCGGCCTCGCTTTGTATCAGCCGTTCTAGGCTGGTTGGAGTCCTTAATGAGTTATAGCACGCGAGTTTTGCGTAAGTCTTTTGATATCAAGGGTTTACGACATTTAAAATTTCTATAAGTTTTTCTCATGTGAGGGGTTGACATTGGACGATAATATAGTATAATGGAAGCATAACACAAAACACATGAAAGGAAACAAAATGGTTAAGTTCTCAAAGGCAAACGCGAAAATCGAAGCATTGAAACAAGTCAAGTCTCTAGAAAAATATTTGGAAGGTAAAAAAGTTTATTCGTTTGACCTATTGTCTGGCTTCTCGTGTCCGTTTGCTAAGGAATGTCTAAGTAAAGCTGTGGAAAATAGCGAAGGTAAGCGAACTATTAAAGACGGACCAAATACAGAGTTTAGGTGCTTTTCTGCTAGTCAAGAAGTTCAGTATACTAATCTATACAATTTACGTAAAAACAATTTTGATAGTCTGCGCAAGTTAGACACAGTAGAATTAGTCAAGGAAATTTTAGAGGCAATGCCAAAAGATTTAGGTGTCTGTCGTATTCATGTGGCGGGTGATTTTTTCAACGAAAAATACTTTTTAGCTTGGTTGGCAATTGCGAAAATGTTTCCGCAAAAACTATTTTATGCCTACACAAAGTCAATAACGTATTGGCTCCATAATCAATCGCTGGTTAGTAGTCTGCCGAATTTTATTTTGACAGCAAGTTATGGCGGGAAAGCTGACCCTTTGATTGAGGCGAATAATCTTAGAGCGTCAAAAGTCGTTTTCAGTGAGCAAGAGGCAGAAGATTTAGGTTTGGACATCGACCACGATGATAGTCATGCTGCCGATCCTGAATTAAAAAACCAAGATTTTGCTTTGCTGATTCACGGCACACAACCGAAAGACACGGACGCGTCGAAAGCGTTGCAATTGTTAAGGAAAAATAAAGTTAAACATTCTTATTCTCGAAAGGTCAAGGTATGAATTATGGGGAGTTGGTAGAATTTTTATATGAAAAAGGAATGCAGGAACCAGAATTTTTAAAGGAAACCGCTACAGTCTATGATAAAAAGGAAGGAGAATATTACCCTTGTGATACTATTGAATTTAGTGAAGGTGATTCTGTACTAGATGCTGACCAGTTTTTTTTAACTATTGAAAGGTAAGTTATGAGCACTAAAACGAGAGCAGTAGTGACTTTACAAGATTTTTTGCGCGTCACTATTAAAGAGCGTAACACATTCAACAGTATTGGCGATGCTGCTAGCGAATTGGGAATGACTCCCGCTAGCTTTAAGCAACGACTTATTACAGAAAAAAAGCGTTATCCTGAGCTATATCACGAATGGCAACCATACCTCAGTGATCAACGTCGAATCCCTACTCCACAGGAGGCCGCAGAACTGTTAGCCGCACTCTAAAGTAAAGGATATGTGCATGGTAGGATATCTACTTATGTCAATTATCTTAGGCACGATTGGGATGCTGTGGTGGATGGTTGACGGTACGGAATAGGGTATAAGGGTGGCGCGGGTAAATCTCGCCCACCCTTTTTCTAAACCCTTATGTGGTAAGCACTTAGGACGGTGCTGGCCCGCCCCGCGAACCGTAACTCCTTTGCTGATAACGACTTACGGCAATTCTATTTTTCTTTAAAGTTTAGGGGTTGACTTGGACGATGTATATAGTATAATGAAAGAACAACCAACGAAAGGAAAAACTCAAATGATCGAAACTGGAACGATGGAAATGAATGTGGCTTGCAATATTTGCAACAATAGCACTACGCTCGCAGTAAACCCTGTTGATGTAATTCAGTGGCAACAAGGCAAATTGATTCAAGATGTAATGCCATATCTAAATGCTGCTGAACGAGAACTGTTAATTAGCAATACATGTGACAAGTGCTTCAATGATCTATTCCCTTGTTCAGACGACACAGATACCGTGCGATGGGAAGAGGGTAAAGAATTTTGAATTTTAGGGATTGACATTGCTAAGTCTTGTGGTACAATTAAAGAGTATTCAACAGTTTTGTTTTTTTGAAAGGATTAGGAAGTATGTCTCACGAAGTAGAAAGAATGGTTTTCGCAGGTGCTACCCCTTGGCATGGTTTGGGAACCGAGATTGACGACGCTACCAACTTTTGGGATGCGTTCAAGTTAGCCGGTTTAGATTGGGAAGTTGAAACCGAACCGCTCTACCGTAAAGGCGCAGCGGATCAGGTTGTGGGTGAAGAGGTAAAGGCCCAAGCTGCCGTGAGAACCTCAGACGATAAGGTGCTTGGCGTTGTTGGTCCTCGTTGGACACCATTGCAGAATCGTGATGCGTTTAAAGTGTTTGAGCCGCTGATTGATTCGGGAGATATGCGTTTGCATACTGCTGGTTCCTTGCGTGGCGGTGAACGTGTTTGGGTGCTTTGCCAATTAGGTTTGGAAAATACCGAAATCGTACCAAATGATGAGATTGCCAAGTTTGCTTTGCTCTCCAATGGGCATGATGGAAAGCTGGCAGTTCACTTTGGATTTACTCCGATTCGAGTGGTTTGTGCTAATACGGAATCAATGGCCCGTAGTAGTAAAGCCTCTAAGCTGATTCGGATTAGGCATCACCGATTTGTCAAGAACAATGTTGAAAAACTACGCGACATTATGAACTTAGCAGATCAGGAATTTGAAGCAACTGCCGAACAGTACCGGTTTTTAGCTTCAAAGCAGATTAACGCTTCCGATCTTCACAAGTACGTTAAAATCGTATTGGACGTACAACAACAAGAAGATGACGACCTATCAACCCGAACTAAAAACATAATCGGGAAAGTAGAAGAATTCTTCTTGATCGGTAAAGGTAACGATATGCCGGGAGTAAACGGCACTTATTGGGCCGCTTATAACGGTGTTACCGAATACCTTAATTATGAAAAGGGCCGAACTAATGAGAACCGCATGGACTCATTATGGTTTGGGCAGAATGGAAACCTAAGCCAGAAAGCGCTGGATACAGCACTTGCACTGGCTACATAAAAAGGTGAAGCCGGGAAGGTAGGGTAAAGCTCTGTTGCTCAATGCCCTGTCTTTCCTAGCCCTTTCCCCCTACGCACTCGCGTGGGGGTTTTTACTTTTAGAAAGTATTTATCATGAATGAAGAAATAAAAAACGCACATTGGACAAGGCTCTTGGAATTTTTGCGAACTATAGGTTGGAACGAGGAAGGTGCTGAGAACGAAGTACTTCGATGTAAAGCTTTGTATGCTGAAGGTCCACGGGACCGAGGTGACGGCGTAGAGGTGAACATAAATTGGGAACTGGTTTTGGAAAGGACAGCAAAAAGCGAAGTAAATTGACATAACCCCTTACTACCAAAGGACTTAGGGAAATCGCAGCCCGCCCGCATCGCTCTAAGTTATTGATATATATAGACTTACGGCAATTCCGTAGTGCAACTCTTGTGCCGAACTGTAAGTTGTTGATATATAAAGACTTATGGAGATTTTCTCAAGATTAGGGGTTGATTCTGCCGATCCTTACTGTATAATGAACGTAAGTGCTTACGGTGTATAGGCTTACATAAAAACTCAGAAAAATAAAGCAAAAAACCAAGAAACAACAGGGGCGTACTGGCCCTTGTAGCCCCTTGCAGTCTCGAATAGTCTATAGCACGCGAGTTTTTATAAAGTTATTAATAATCAATAAATTTTTCACCCACGGACGGATGTCCTTTCCGACTTAGCCTTATGAGTCTGTGATAGTCTTTAGCACGCGAGTTTTTATAAAGGAGTACTACGATGAGTCAAACCTTAGAAAAAACAGTAAAAAGTAAAGTACAGAAGCAAAAAGATATAGACCCTTCTTTACAAGAAAAATTAGTATGTGAAGAAGTTTTAGAAAAATTAGGCAAGATTAAAGATTTCTATAAAGTAAGCGCTAAGAATGTTTACTACAATAAGTGGAGAGTTAATGTTTGGACTTGTACATGGCCTGAGAATATGTATGGTCCAAATTATGAAATAAAATATAGTTATTTTTGTACCGTACAAGACAATTGTATTGCACAATCTAATCCAGAAATTCTAGCCCCAAAGTAGTAAATTGGGGGTATACTATGGTAGAGAAATATGCTAGCACTCAAAAATTATTTTAGACAATTGTGACTAAATGGGTGTTTTGCAGAGTCTAATATAGAAAGAGCATACATGGAGTATGTGGTACTGGTAGGGATAATTACTGTAGTCTGGGGAATTCCGGCACTTTTCAATCTATTTAATTATATTAGAGTTAAAAAAAATCAATCAGTCTCTAATATTCCCATCCCAGAGAAGTCAAGTTCAAGCGATACCACTGAAGTACTACATAATGATATTATTGCTCGACATTTAAAAGAGGTAAACAAATGAAATATTATATATATTTTGCACTTGTAGTTTTCTGCTCAACATTAGGATTTGCTATTGGTAATAGTACTTCCGACAATATTTGTCAATGTGATGAAAATTGTCAGTGTTGCGCATCCTGTTCCTGTAGTCATGGAGAAATTTAATGGCCAACAAGATTCAGACGTTAGTGACATCCCGAAGATTTTGGGTTGCTGTGGGTGGTGTAGCTTTTGTAGGTTTTGATGTATTGGGACTTGGTCTCTCAGCAGAGCAATCTCAAAATATCACCATTGTATTAGCTAGTTGGATTTTTGGTGATTCTATTCGCGCTACCAACTAGATAAAACTATTCTTTGCTTCTTCTCTTACATCTGGTGGGAAAACTTTCAGAGATAATAAGAGAAATAAACTAGCAGTTAAATATAGCGGGGTGGCTAAAATAATTCTAATATATCGGACCATTGTCTTGTCCCTTATAGCTAAGTGTCGCGCGAATGAGCGTAGCACGCGAGTTTTTTGAAACCCACCGGTTGCCCCGCTAAACTGCTTTGTTTCTTTAAAAACCACTTTTGGACTAACTTAAGTTTGAAGTGTATGAAGTGGTATAAACATAACTTTTAAGGTACTTAAGAAACCTATGTAATTGTAAAAAATTCCCACCAACCTCCCCGCTAAACTATAAATAGTCTGCGGCAACTTTTAAAACTTTCCAAAGATTTTACAGGGCATTTGTAAAACCTAGAGCTTTGCCCGTATCTCATACTAAATCAGTATAGAGTATACAACTCAACAGGAAAGTTATGTACAAAATAAACTATTTTTGACAATACTTAATTTTAAGAATAATAAAATAGTAAACTTATCTTATATGGTAATCAAGAAACCATCCGCTTTTGCATTCACTTTAATCTAGAGTATGAAGCGGAACATATCTATATTGATTAAAGGTTATTTTTGTAAAAAGGGGAGTGGTAACAAAATGTACGGAAAAGTAATATAAAATATAAATAGTTATACATTTTAATTACCATCCCCCAAACTTAAGAACTTCCTTATATATTATACCTCAGAATCTCCTCTTGTCAAGCCCACAATACACTGAAATCCAGCAATTAATGTAAACATTATTACTTTTTGTTGAAAAGTGAATGAGCTAAAGTTCCAAAGAAAACTACCTATACAAACATAGAACAAAATAGCATACATAAAAGTCTCAAATAACTTCATATTAGTACCTACAGATCATTAATAATACCCGTGTACTTAAGTATACAAACGGCGAAACGGTTTTCAGGCCAAAAAATTTCAAAAAAGTCAAAATAGTTTAAGTTTCAACAACTTTGCGGCATGTTTTATCTTTTTTATTTTAGGACTTGACTTCAATCCTCCAGTAAGTATAATGATATATGGGGATAGTCTCCCAACCAGTACCAAAATTGACCAATATATGTGGGAAATGAACCCAAAATTCAATAAAATAAAACAAAAATCACTTATTTGACGGGAACGTGGTTCAAATATGCGTTTTCCTATATACAGTAATACAAAGTATCCTTATTATTCTTACTGGTATGAAGGTGTATTATACAATAGTGTACTATTATTATGTATTCTCTTTACTCTTATATGTATGTTAACAATGTATTATCTTATATATTTGATAAGGGGAGTATGGGGATATATTAATAAAATAAAACCTAATTAAATAGAATTAAATAAATATACATAAACCGTACAGGTGTAGTTATTATGAGATGGGTAGATGCAGCAAAAAAATTCCTAACCACAATAGCATCTCAAGACATTGGGACTATTCAGCCGTTATTACAGGATAAAGTAAAACTAACAAGTTGGTCGTGTGATGTTGCTGGAAAACATAACACAATGGTGGCTTTACAAAACTTTTTTGATTTTGTAAAAGATATTAAGATTCAAATCATAAATACAGCATATCGTAATAAATATGTATGTATGGAATGTGAATTGTCTTACACAACAACTAATGTAGAAAAGAAACAAACCCGAACATCACCGATAGTATTCATTTTAGAATTCGATGACTGGGGAAAAATTAAACTAATTCGATTATATAGAATGAAAGAAGAGGTTAAGATATGATCACGTTAAGTAAGGAAGCAGTCTCAGAACTTCAGCGGATTATTAACGAAACTGAGGAATGTGATGATAAAAGCTATTTAAGAGTATCTATAGAAGGTGGAGGATGTTCAGGCTTTCAATATAAGCTGGGATTTATTGAATCTACAGGATATGATAGTCAGACAGATACCAAATATGAACAAGATGGAATTACTGTCATTGTAGATCGTAAGTCAGATCTATATATAGACGGTACTATTATTGACTATTATGATAATATTTATCAAAAAGGATTTGTATTTAATAATCCTAACGCGAATAAGACGTGTGGATGTGGAAGTAGCTTTAGTGCATAATAAACTATCATCGACTAAAGCTGACAAGATAAATATATATGGTATCATTATATTGATAATATTTACAATTTTGGGAGTTTTTGAACTGTTTAAGTGTCCAGAACTACCTAAGAATGAAGAAATAAGAAATAGTAATAAATTTCAAACCTTAGCGCAGTGACTTAATTTAACAAAAATATAAACCTTATGAAAGAGAGCGATAATACTAGTCTTTCTCTAGTATATATAGAGACTGCAACACAATACTTGGAAGCCATTGCTAATAAAGACCTAGAAACAATGGCCGATATATTTTCTCCAAATATTAACTTCTACAACTGGAACGTTCATGCTCAAGGTAAAGAAAAAGCAATAGAAGCAAATAGGATACACTTAGAATTAGTAGAATATACAAAAATAGATATATTAAATATTACATATAAGGATAAGTATGTCTGTCTTGAGACGGTGTTAAGTCATCGCTATATATTTGATGTGGCAGACGTATTCGATTCAATTATAAGAGGAAAGGGAACATCTATTACAAAGAGTATAGTTTATATAATAGAATTTAATGATGTGAAAAAGATAAAGTCTGTAAAAACTTATAAACTTAAGTAAGGAAACAATATGATAATTCTAACTGAAGTAGCACAAGTCCAACTTAAAAAGACCATAGAAGGTCAACCTGACTATTACGTAAGGGTAGGAATTGCGGGAGGTGGCTGTTCAGGCTTTGAATATAAGTTAGACCTATTTCCCAAAGAAGAACAAGATTCGGCAATATATAACAAATATGACTATGAAGGATTTAGTGTGTTAGTAGATAAAAAAGCCGAACTATATATTGATGGAACAACTCTTGATTGGTATGAAGATCCAATGAAACAGGGGTTTAAGTTTGATAATCCAAACGCAGTTAAAAGTTGTGGTTGTGGTAGTAGTTTTGGAATATCTTAGAGGCAATATTGATTAAGGAGTAAGAAATGGCACATGTAGTTTGTGAGCCTTGTTATAATTGTAAGTATACGGACTGCGTGGTTGTTTGTCCGGTTGAGTGTTTTTACGAAGGTGAAAAGATTCTTTACATTCATCCAGATGAATGCATCGATTGTGAAGCCTGTGTGCCTGAGTGTCCGGTCGAGGCAATTTTTAATGAAGAAGATGTTCCAAAAGAATGGGAAGGATTCATTGAACTCAATGCGGAGATGGCACCTAATTGTGAAGTAATTACAGAGAAAAAAGAACCTCTTATATAGTTTGGAGGAAACATATGAAAATGGCGATCTTTGTAGTATTGTTACTGTCTATGTTGGCAGTATTGAACCGTGTGGACTATATGATTTGGAAGAAATTTAATGATGAATAAAAAAGGTCTAACATTACTGGAAGTTTTGATTTCATTAGGTATTATTACCTTCGGACTACTTAGTATTTCTGCCCTATTTGTGGTCGGTGCGCGTAATATGAGAGAGGCGGAAATACAAGAGAGGTCAAGAATAGTAGCGGAAGAAGCATTTAATGATATCATAGCCTATAGAATGCTTGACACGCCCAAGTGGATTATGTACAATGAAGATGAAGGTATGTTTAATCAATCATTAGTTGAAACTATGCAATACCTACATATGACAGACCAAAAGCATAAGATGGAAGAGGTGGTGGGGTCTGTGTTTATTCTTGATCCTATTGGTGCGGCTAGTGTTAATTTTAATCATCCAACAATACAAAGTATTAATTATGGCAGTCCGAAGGTCATGCAGTAATGATACTAATTTATATTATTCTATTTTTAGCCGGATGGGGTTTAGGGACTTGGTTTTTCTACGCAATATCTACAAAGGATCGTTGAATGGAAGAATATAAAACAGATGTAGTAGCTATTATCGGTATTAACTTAGTAGTTATTATAGGTCTTGGTATATTGATTTATAACTATATCTAGAGGACGAGTAAATGATTGAAATTATCTTATTGGCGATTGCGGCGTTTTTTGGATCTTTTTTTATTAAGGATGGAGAATAAAATGAAGAATGTAATTATTACCTGTTGTCTGCTGCTTGTTTTTACCATCAGTACTAAGTCTGTCTCTGGATATGCTCAGTTCTATACAGCATTTAAAAAGGTCTATGTTACGGAAAATAGCCCAGAAGAGTTTAAAGCTCTGGTAACAAAAACAAAATGTGCTATATGTCATGATAGTACAAAGAAAACTCAAACTGGAAAAACCGATAAGAAGTTTCGTAATCCTTACGGGACTGCGCTGGATGCTCTATTGGGTAAAGAGGATAAAAAGGATAAGGAAAAAATTTATAATGCTCTGGAAACAATCTCAAGTGAAAAGGCATCAGATGCCGATAAGACATATGGAGAACGCATTAAAGAGTATAGCTTGCCTTACCCAATAAAAGAAGAAATAAAATACGGTTCAACATATGGATCTGACTATGAGTATGTCAAGTAAGTTTGGAATACTAATTGATTTTGCTTCTACAGCATTGGTGGTAGCATTTGTTACTAATAATGTAGCAGATGATCAAATAGACTTTATTGAAGTTAATAAAGTATCAGATAAAATACAAGAAAGTAGTATATATGCTGACATAGTTAATTATGCACACAATCCTACATTAGATATAAAAAATAGAATGACCTGTGCGCATGAAACTACGCATATGATTAATTCTGAGTTGCGTAATAAATATCGTCAAGAAACCGCTATAAATGCTTTTTATTTACCTACAGGATGGGCATTTGTTACGCATGAACCTAATATACGAAAAATACAAGCGGCCAACTTTATACCCGATAACGTTAGAGGCTATAGATATAACACATATATTACAGGAGCGAGAGAGTGGGATAAACAACCACTTTATATTATAGATGAATGGTGTGCATATATTAATGGGGCATTGGTTGGAATAGATGATATAAGGAGAGGAGTATATCGTGGGGGTAGAACGGATGGTGTTTCTGGATGTTTAGAACTCGGACTATATTCTGTTGGTCTTTGCATGGCAATAGAAAAATATGATAACACATATTGGAACGATAATAAACAATTTAGAGCTTTTATGAAGTGGAATTTACAACGAGCATATAATACTTATATGGCTGGTAAAGATTATCCAGAGTTTAAATGGAAAAAACAAGAAGAGTTTTTAAACCGCTTTCGTAATTCTAAAGAAACGGAAGAAATGCGCAATTTTATAACTAAATATTTTGATGGTATTGGACTGAAGTGAGTTATGATGAAAACTTATGAAATTAATGGTAGAGTGTATGATTGTTATTTTTATAACAATGGAGGAGGGGATGAAGGAGTTACTGTATTTAATCCACAGGGAGACTTACTATTTAAGTTTGATGAAAAAATTAATGGCAGAGAAATAGTATTTTTATTAAAGGGATATTCACTACAAAGATCTACACAGGGGGCGATTGGAGTCGATTGATAGCGGAAGTATTAGTTGCATTAACTGGTTGGTCGGCAGTCCAGTATAAAAGCCGATTAAATCCTTTAATTGCTGAACCTAGTTTTGCAATGGCAGCATAAGCTGCTGGGGTTATACAAGCCTCATTGCCCAATTGTATTGACTCAGATAATTCTGATAGGGACGACAAACCTGAATTAATCTAGTCTGATGGTTCTAATGAACCTGACTCAGATAATTCTGATAGCTTTGTTTTGCTGTGCGAATACAACAAACTAATAATGTAGACGCTAATATGGAATCTAGACAAGACGGGGGTTCAATTCCCCCCGCCTCCACTTTAGGAGTTGATAATGAAAATAATAATTGCAAGCGATCATCGTGGGTTTATAATTAAAGAAAGGATTTTCTTACAATTGTCTTCAGAACACTCTGTTTCTAACGCAGGGCCATTTAGTGAAAATAGTGTAGACTATCCAGATTTTGCAGCTATAGTAGCACATGAAATAAGCCAAGGATATGCAGACCGTGGAATTTTAGTATGTGGCACAGGCATAGGAATGGCAATAACAGCTAATAAATTTCCTTCTGTACGAGCAGCATCTTGCATGAATGAATTATCCGCAAAACTAAGTCGTCAACATAACGATTTAAACGTATTATGTATTGGGGCTGATTTATTAGGATTTGACGCTATTGATAAAATTGTAAATATTTGGCTACAAACAGACTTTGATGGTGATCGTCATGAGAGACGAATAAATAAAATACATAGCTATGATCGTTAATATTTATATTTCGCTCTTACAATGGTTATGTAGGCATAATTCTACCATGCTAGATCGAAACGGTATAAGGTTTTGCACTAAATGTAAAAAAAATATATATAAAATACCCTACTAAGGAGTATAATATAATAGAGTGCGCCTGTGCAGGGCACTACTATCCTCAATAAAACCAAGTTTTGGTACTTCTTGAGTGAGAGGATAGAAGAGACAAAAGTACTATTTTTAGTTACGCCTATATAGGGTAACATATTTTATCTCGCTTTTATAAGGAGAAATTCTATGACTGAAATTACATTAGCGCATAAAAATGCCAAACATTTTAGAGACTTATTCTTTCCTTTTTCTATAGGTTATGATGATTTCTTTGATCGGCTTAATACTACAGCCGAAACTCATCAATCTTCTGGTTTTCCCCCTTATAATGTAATAAGAAACGAGGGAAAAACTTATGTAGAAATAGCTCTTGCAGGCTATAAAAGATCTAATTTAGAAGTGGTAGTGCAAGACGGGGTTCTTTCTGTTTCTGGTAAAAAGGATGCACCAGAAGGAGATGGAAGGTCTTATAGAGGTATAGCCAATAGAAACTTTATTAAAAAGTTTACTTTGGGCGAGCATGTTGAAGTTAATTCAGCAGAATTTAATGATGGTATGCTAGTTATCGAGTTAGAGGAAATACTTCCTCCTGATAAGAAACCAAGACATATCTCGATTAAGTAAATTATTGTTTTGCTTGCCCTGCACAGGCTTTATTTTATACCCACAACACACAGGCTACGCCGCTACCTATTACCTCTTCTTTACCGCATGAATTTACACATGGAGCAAGACCTGTAAATCTTGTATCATATTTACTAAAGATAATACCCGTTGCTGGTGAATTAGACGAATAGGTATTAATTTGATAATTAGATCCTAACTGATTGTCTTTTTTAGGAGCAGCAACTAAAATACCACCATTATCAATAGGATTGGCAGTTATACATTTTGCAATAATATCAGACATTGATTTTCCTTTCAAAAAAAGCCGTACAAAATCTAAATACACCAAAAATATGCTCAAGGGGTTGACATTCTCTGACCGATGAGTATAATATAAGAAACGACCACTTTACTCTCACAGGAAACTCAAAAATGGTTAGAGCGATTTCAGTATGTCGGAGACGTAGTACGGGAAGTGTACTCCAGCTTGAAATTCCTTCAGAGGTTATTTCGCAAGCGGTAAAAGTAGCAGAAAACGAAACATGTGAAGATCAAGATTTAGAAGTAACTTTACATCTTATGAAGTATATAGCTAATCATTGTCCTAATTCTGGAGGTTGGGATGTTCAGGTGGAACCGTTATTCACTATTGTTAATGATGGCGATGATCTAGATACTCTTGAAGACAAATACAGTTATAATGAAGATATTAATAAGTATTGGGATTCGGTCGATGAAGATGATGATGATCTGTATATAGGAGATACAGAATGAGTAAAAAATATACTATAGATTGTTCTTGGGAAGTGTATGGTCATGTAGATGTAGAAGCAAATTCTCTTGAAGAGGCTATTTCAAAGGTAGAAAACGAAACAAAGCTATCTAATATTAATGCTGAGTATGTATCAGGGTCTTTTCAAATCGACAGTTCTACTTTTGAGGAATATGAAAATGAATAGCAAGGATAGCGTTGGTCAATACAAAAAAGTGTCAGATGTTATTAGCGATTTAAACGTAATGATTGTTGAAGCACCAATTAACTATAAATTTAAACGTCAGTTAGCAAATATGGTATTTAAAATTGAACAAGAAGAAACACTAAAAAATGTATATCAGTTCTTACATGAGATAGTTCATGGTATGTTTGGCGACAATGCCGAATGTGTAAAAAATGCAGAAGAACTAACGGCGAGTATGGAAGAGTGGTTTGCTACAGAACTTACACCTCATGACAATGCTGTCGATGATAGTGCAAGAACCTATTCAGAACAAATGCAAGACAATCTAGAGCCCATCAACTGGAACTATTAATATGTATCTGCTAACTTACAAACAAAGTGATGGTTATCCGGTCAGACTAGTGTTTGACTCAGAGGAACAAGCGGAGTATTGGGGTATGGTATACTCCATTTTAAATAACAGTTCAATCTATAAAGTAAGAGAGAATAAAAATTAAAAAGTTCTGGAAATTGTGGGCTAAAAGTTTAGGAGATAAGTCCAGCAAGCTAGACAAGGAAGCAGATATCGTAGCTATTATGAGAACCGTCATAGTTCTTATTAATATAATAACTTGTTTTTTTATTGTAGCCAATATAGTTAAAAACTGGTAAAGGGAGTTTAAATCTTATCATGGATGATAAAAAGATATATAGCTCACTCAACTCTGGGGGAGATTGCAAAAATATTATAAATTATCTTAGTAAAGTATTAAAGTGTGAAAATATATTTCATCCGACAGGAACTCCTAGAGGCGATATGTATTACGGAAAAAACAAGGTAGTAACGTACTATCGTCAGAATCTTAAAATTTATGCAGAAGTACCCAAACAACGAACTAAGTTTGTTTGCGAATGTTGTGATGAGGAAACGGCAGATTTTATTATCAGCGCCCTACGACATTGTATGCCTAGATACTGGGATGTAAAGGTGGGCGTATATGGTAATTGAAAAATGGTTCATTAGAACTTTACAGACATTGTTTGTGGTTGTGGTTGCTTTAGTTATTTCTGTACAGCATCAAAGGATTAAGAGTTGTGAGGACGATATTAAAACTATACAGAGGCTTCAATATCTTCAATGGAAAATTAAGATGTATGAAGATTTAAAGAGCAACCCTCCACCACCACTACAAGATAAGGATCTATTGCCAATACCAAAATTTACTCCTCCTAAAAATTCTGACAGGAGTTATGCGAAAAAAACATTAAAGGAGTCATAGATGACTAGAAATGTACAAATACATATTAGCAAGGATGAAATTGAAAAGTACATGACAACTGACAACGAATTGACTACAGGTTTAACAGTAGATGCAAGTCTAGAAGAAGACAATGTTATTTTTGATGTGTGGTGCATGGATTCTGCCACTAATAAAGCAGTAACTATTAAGAGCAATCGTTTATACACGGGTATGAATAGTGCGCAAACAGCATTCATGTGGTGTATATTTTTAGGTATTCTCACATATTTGACTAATATGATATTATATGCTGAATTATGGTATTATTAAATGAAACGTAGAAAATATTACGAATGTAAGATATATCTTGGTTCTGTGTCATTTACTAAAGACAAAACGTTTACACAAGATCAAGTGGAGATGTTTTGTGGAGAAATGCAGGAGAGTTATGATTACACTATACCTGTACGCATAACCCCTACAACTTTTGTATCGGAAAGTAATTATAAAGAAAGGGGATGGGAAATTGCGGCAATTGACTACCCTAAACTTCCTTATAATCAAAGACAAATACGTGGATGGATGAGAACTTTAGCAGAAGCATTGATCGTTAAATTTAAACAACATACCATTTGTATAGTGGATACAGATAATATTATTATGTTGGAGAATGAGTCTGTATTAACTACTTAAAAGGAGAGAATGGTATGAAACACAAAATTAGGGTATTGGTAGCAATATTTATATTTATACTTCTAAAGTATATCTACGAAGTATATTTTAATAATATACCAGCAGTAGTTGAATACCCCTTGCAATATCAAGCTCAATTAGATGTTATACATTCTATTAAAGAAGACAAAAAGGAAATGCAGATATTGTTTTTTACATCCAGAGAATGTCTTCCATGTATAAAAATGAAAAAAATAGTTTGGCCACATAAATCTATTCAGTCATCAGCGTCAGAATATTACAATTCACCCAAGATGCTCGATGCTTCTAATGTTGATAATCACAGCGATTTTGAAAGATATAATATACATGCAGTGCCTACAACTATTATCGTAGATAGCGAAGCAGAAGAGATGAAGCGATCTATTGGTTATATGGATGTAAAAGAATTATTAGAATTTCTTAAATAAATGAGAAAATATAATGTTAATTCATGAGTTCACACAGACGCATAACAAAGCAGACATTGAAACTAGAATATATCTAAACCTAGAAACTAAAAGTGTTGCATTTTACCAATATACATATAAGAAAGATAAAGTTTTAGATATTAATTCTATCAACATACCAATCAAAGAATTTGGTAAATTAACTAAAATGGCTTTAAAGTCCTATATTTTATTAATGCAAAAGTAATCTAATCTTTCTTACAATCGGAGCGATATTGTGGAAGAAGAAAACTACAAAATGGAATGTTATATATCAGGAGATATTCTATATTTAAATAGCCCTTTTGAGGTGTGGTTTGACAATGAACATTCCATGAGAGATTTACAACACAGTCTTCCTGATTCTTATACACATACATGTTATCAAAAAACTAACAACGGACAATGGCTTAAGATGGATACGCTTCAATGAACAGACTTAAAGGCACAATATGTTATTTGTGTGGTCCTATGGACCGTGTTCCAGATGGAGGAGTAGGTTGGAGAAAAAACATTACACCCATCTTAAAAGATATGGGTATTGGTGTGTTAGATCCTTCGGATAAACCAACAAGTTTTGCGCAGGAAGATAATGATTTCAGAACAGCTATTAATATAAAAAAGCTAGAAAAGAAATTTGATAATGTAAAAAAATCTATGAGAGATATTGCGGCTGTAGATTTAAGAATGGTTGATATTGCTCATTTTGTAATCATGTATATGGATATAGATGTTCATCTATGTGGCTCTTATCATGAGGCTTTTGTAGCTATTCAACAAAAAAAACCATTATTAATTGTTTGTAAGCAGGGTAAGTCTTTTATGCCTAATTGGATGTTTGGGGTCATGCCACATGAACATATGTTTGATGACTGGAATGATATGCTAAACTATATTAGCGCCGTTAATCTTGGATATGCTAAAGAACATTATAATAGATGGAGATTTTTTGATTTTGAAAAGGTTTATTTACACTAAAATTAAACCAAGAATAGGGGATACGACATAATGACTAAGCCTGATATGTTTGGGACCACTCTTACTAATTCTACTCCTCCACTAAATAGGTTTGAGCAAAAAGAACTATATTGTAAAATACAACAAGGGGATCAGGTTGCTAAAGACAAAGTTATTAATAGTTGCTTACCACTAGTAGTAAAATTAGCTCAACAATTTCGTATTAATAATAGACATATTGATACCGAAGATTTTATACAAGAAGGCAATATAGCGCTAATGAGTGCTGTAGATAATTGGAATATTGATAAAGGTAGCATAACCACAGTTGCTACTTGGTACATTAAAAATCGATTTATAGACTTAATTAGTGACGCAAATTATACCGTACAGTATCCATACAGTTTGCCTAGACGCGCATCTCGTGAATTAAGAAAGGTAAAAAATTGCCGTTCTCACAATATTGAATATGTGTCTGAGAAAACAGGATTAAGTAAAAACAGAGTACAAAAACTCTTATCTATTTCTCCTCCCGGCTCCAAACGTGTTAGCTTACATTGTCGAGATGCTGGTCGTATACACAGTAATGAACAAGAACAGGAAGAAGCGACAAAAAAGCCTTGTATAGGGGACTTAATCGAATTAATTAATAATAATTTAAGCGGAGATCAAAAGACCATTTTTTGTATGTGGTCAGGAATATTTAAAAAGAAAATAGGGCCAAAACAAATTGCCAAATCATTAGGTAAAAGCGAACAATATGTGTATGATAATATATACGGTGCTAAACGAATTCTTTCACGAATAGCCAAAAAGGCTAAAGCTCATGCCTAAATTTTATGTTTTTGACGGTGCTGAATATGCTGTATTAAATGCGGATAATGCTCTACAGGCATGTTTTAGATGTATACAGTATAGATTTCAAGGTATTCCTGTAAATGGGTTTTATAAAGTATCAGAACAAGGTTTTGACAATCATGATGAAGATGTTATATTTTCTTCAGATGAAGTGATTACGGGCTTTATTGATATGATGGAAAAGTCTTCTGAACACAAAATGTATCGAAAACGAAAAAAAGATCAAGAGGGGGATTGACATTTGCCGATACGTATGTATAATAGAAGGACACGTTCGACGTAGGCAACCACATATCAAGGAGTGTAAGGATGAAATCTGTTCAAGAACTCAAAACCCTCGTTCGATCCGGCGTTCAAAAATCTACTGAGTGCGGCATGGTCGTAAACGCAAAAGCGTTTGAAATGTTGGCACGTCAGTATTCTGATCCTATTAAGGCTATTCTACAAGAAATTAGTGCTAATGCTGCGGACTCGCACGTTCGCGCAGGAATAGCAGAACGTCCTTTCGATGTCAAACTACCCAATGCTCTTGATCCGCATTTTCGCGTTAGAGACTATGGTGTTAGTATGGATAAGGAGACAATCTATAGTGTTTATATTAACTATATGAAATCTGACAAGACTAATACCAATGATGAAACAGGGTTCTTTGGTATTGGTTCTAAAACTCCACTAGCTTACACAGACTCATTTAATATTAAAACGTATCTAAATGGCAAGATGAATCTGTATACTTTAGGGTATAATGAACATGGTATTCCAGAACTGAATGAGTTTGCAGAGTATGATACAGACGAAGAAGACGGTGTTGAGATTTCTTTTTCAGTAAAACCGGACGATTTTTCTAAGTTTGCGGAGAAAGCAGCGCATGTATATTCTTTCTTTGACGTTCCTCCTAATGTAGGAGGAGTAACTTCATTTGAAACTAAAACATTTGCCAAAATGCTAGAGGGATCGAATTGGTTTATGTTTTCAGATTCCACTTTGGATACCTCATATGTGGTAATGGGTAATATTGCGTATCCAATTAATAGCGATGATATTGACGCAAGATATTCTAGTGATTATTATCAGTTGATAGGTAGTGGAATAGTGATAGAAGTGCCTATGGGTACTGTTAGTATGACTCCCTCTAGAGAAGCATTAGAATATAATGAAAAAACTACAGCATATATTAAGTCTCAGCTAGATGTGGTTCTACAAGAAATACAGAAGAGCGTACAGAAGAAGTTAGACGAATGCCCCAATAAATGGGTTGCGAGACTTAAAGCAATAAGGATGACTAACACTTTGGAATGGAGGTTCACTCGACTTTTAAATCTCGACCACTGGAGAGGCGAGCTAATCCCTAAGATTTTTAAATGCGAGTGCGGCGACGAAGTAACCTCTGTAAAGCGAAAATATTATGTTGATCATGGCAAGGTTAGATGTCGCACAAAAGACCTCGACCAATCTATACCGATCAATGATAGATCTGTCATAGTTATTAAAGACTCTAAGTCTAAATTTGATAGTAGGTGTAGATTTTTATGTTCTAGCACTTCTGATAAAGTAGTTTATCTTATCGAAACTGATCTTGATGAACAAAAGTTACGTGAATTTTTAGACTGTGATGATGCCAATATAGTATTTCATACTAGCAAACTTCCCGATCCTCCTAAGAACCCTAACAATCGAAGTTATAGAGGTATTCGTAGGAAGACTACTACATCCGTTATGAACTTTCATCCAAATAGAGATGGAAAAGCAGGACGTAATTATGAATCAAAATATTGGTCAGAAGGAGAAATAGATTTAAAAGCTGATCCATCTACGACATATATTTATATGGAATGGTTTAACTATGAGTACAGTTCTGATGGTCATAGTTACAATATTAGAGAAGTGTTTCGCCTTTTAAATAAAATTAAGATTGGGCTACCTAAGAATTTTTATGGAATTAAAACAGCACAACTTAATAAGGTCTCTAAGTGCGCTAATTGGATTCCATTTCATGAGTGGGTACATTCGCAAATAGCAGAGAGGTATGACAACGAGGAGTTTAGACAACAGGTAGCGTTTAACAAAAGTTTAGATAATATTGATATGGAGGATGAGATTTGTGAATTGGTGAAACATAAGACAGTGGACTTCGTGAATGAGGATAGTGACTTTGTTAAGTTTATGAACTTTGTAGTCGCTTATGGAGATACTAGACGAAGGAATGTGAAGTATGAAGAGTATGACGAGTTAGAAGACTTATCTAGAGTAAGAGACCTAGCTAAGCTATGTCGTTATGATTTAAAATTAGACAATGTAGCGGAAGGAAATAAAGGAAAAGAACTATTTACCAAAGTAGAGCAAAAGTATCCTCTTGTTGTAGCTATTATGAAACGGTACTACTACACTAATATTGAGGAACATGCAGATGCTATTGTCTGTACTGTGAATGCAATTGATTCGTATCTCAACTAACTTTTAAAAACAAGGAAAAGAAAATGGTCCCTTACATGATTTCTGGTGATGGCAATATTACTCTAGTATTGAATGGGGAACAGTTCTTCATCGTTAAGGAAGACTCATCCTATGATAAAGTGCGACAAGCATTATCAGACAATGCAAGTGCAGAGGAACTGCTAGTGCTTGTAGATAAAGAGCAAGAAGTTGCTGATTATGTTCATAGTACAGATATTCAAATTAAAAATGGTTGTGTGTTTTACGATGGTGAAGAGGTACATAACACACTAACGGATCGTATTATTACGTTTATGAAAGAGGGACTGCCTGTTACGCCTCTGGTTAATTTTCTAGAGAAACTTATGCAGAATCCTAGCTATTCCGCTAGACAGGAGTTGTTTGATTTTCTGGAACATAAACATTTACCTATCACTGAAGATGGTGACTTCTTAGCATATAAAGCCGTTAACTCTGAATATATGGATAAGTATACTGGTAAAATTAACAATAGAGTTGGGTCTTCTGTTGAAATGGTTAGATGGGGCGTTGACGATGATCGTGGACATGGTTGTGCGTCAGGACTCCATGCTGGCACGCTAGAGTATGTTCAGAGCTATGGAAGTTTCCATGAAGGCGATAATACAGATAAGTGTATTATTATTAAGATTAATCCTACTGACGTAGTAAGCGTACCCACAGATTCGGGCTGTCAGAAATTGCGCACTTGTAAATATCTGGTTTTGCGAGACTACGAAGGCAAGATGGAGTATAATCTTTATACCGATGATGGAGAGGAATGGTATGATGATTATGATCCTATGGACGATGAAGGATATGAGGACCACTATTATCCTGAGAATGATTTATTTGCTCCACCAACCCCTACTCAGCCTGTAAAGGGAAAAGATTCTTATAGGTGGAACTGATAGGTTCGCGGGAGTGGTGGAATTGGCAGACACTCAGGACTTAAAATCCTGTGCCGTATATAGGCGTGCGGGTTCGAGTCCCGCCTCCCGCACATGCCCTCGTAGCTCAGGAGATAGAGCAACGGTCTTCTAAACCGTAGGTCGTAAGTGCGATTCTTACCGAGGGTACTGAGTGTATTTTCCATTGTAGCTTTGTCACTTTTAAAAAGGAGTTTAAATGTCTGTTATGTTTAGCGCGTTGTTGATGTCTGTTGTAGCTGTTGCAGATGAAAAGCCCAAGTTAGTTGATCGTCCTGTAATTATTGAAATGCACAAGATTGCTCATGAAAAACGTAATCAGTGTAAAAAATGTAAACGACTGCCGTTGCAGCTAGATGAGAATTGTTGTAAAATGGCACAAGACTGGGCAGAGCATCTAGCTAGAACTGGTAAGTTTCATCATGGTAAAAATGATCAAATTATTTCTAGAGGATATAAAGATACTAAAGCAGCATTCGGTGGATGGATGCGATCAAGTGGTCATCGAGCTTGGTTGCTAACCAAGAAAGCAAAGAAGTGTGGTTGGGGTTACGCAAAGTCTAAAGCTGGAACGCCTTATTGGGTAGGAGTTTTTCGTTGAAAGTAGGTGATAAAGTAATAGCGGTGCATAACTTCAATCCTTCGATTAAAGAAAGCGGCGTTATAGTTGGACCTTGGATTGGAGAAGGATATCATTGGTGGGTGGACTTGACATTCATCTCAGAAGGTGTAGAATATACAAGTACCATCCCATATTATGAATCAGAATTAACCTTGTTGCAATAAAAACTAAGTAAGCGGTCTTAGGTGAGTAACGAGGAAGAACAAACCGCACCTTCCTACACTAAAACCAAGTTTATAATGTTTCTTGAGTGAGTAGGGAGAGAAAGCAAAAACATCATTTAGGACTGTAGCTCAGTGGTTAGAGCGCCGATCTTATAAGTCGGTGGCCGAAGGTTCAATCCCTTCCAGTCCTACTCTTGTTACAATAAAACCAAGTATGAGGTCTTGCGTGAGTAACAAGCAGGTACAAACCTCTCTTGTTACATTAAAACTAAGTAGCGGATCTTAGGTGAGTAACAAGTCAAAGCAAACCGTTTTAACTTTACTTTTCAAGGATAATGTTATGAAAGAAGTTTTATTATCTCAAAAAGAATATTTACAACAACTACGCTATATTATTACTCTGCAAGAAACAAGACAGAAAATAATAGATATGAGAGAATCTCTAAAACAAAATATTAGTAAATAAATAGCAAAATTAGTAGCCGTACAGTGTATATATCTTCATAATATCTTATATAAGGAGATAGATATGAAGATACCTAAAATTTCCTTAGAAACTATGGGTTCGACCACAGCTTCTTTAACAAATAATAAAGATTTTTGGGAAGCTGCTATAGATAAAATAAAAGCGGAAAACCCATTACTATATCAATTGTTAATAGTTAATGAAACGTCTGTTTACAAAGATGAAATTTTTATTGATGGGTACACTAGAGGCGCAATTTTAACTTATATATTGCTTTCAAATCAGATAGAAGCAGATGAAATGAATGAAGTCTGGGGGTAAGGTATAATGTTTCTCTTTCAACGTATGCAAGTTTGATAGTTCTTGACATGAAAGCAGCGGGACCAAAACTATTTCTTTTCACAACAAAAGCAAGGCAACGGTTAACCTTGACTGAGTGAAAAGCAGGAACAAACCGTTTTTTTTATTTCTTTAGGAAAGGACTTACGATGGACAGTCAGTACACAAGAAACGCAAAGGTATGGGGTATTGAAATTACTACTGAATTTAAGGAAGCACAAGATAAAACTTTTGCAACATTAAATAGGATTTCTAAACAAATCAGAAAAGAAATCAAGTCTGGCAAAATCGTTAATATATCTAAAGAAGGTTATGTAACTTTAGATAATGGCACAGAGTATACTAAAGCAGGCTATAAAAACTATCTCAATTCTTTAGGTATTTTTGATACTAATCCAGACATCAAAAATGAGTCTTTAAAAAGAGAGCTAGTAATTTATATGCTGGAGCGTTATGCTGGATACTTTGGTAGAAACGGAAATGAGAAAGTACCAACCATTACTATCAAAGGTAAAAGCCTATATTACAGAGACGCTTTTGTATCTATAGATAAAAAGAAAAAGACTATTACATTACCAACTATTTACGGCAAATTTGAGCTTAAATTTAGTGGCTCTATTAATCTATCTAGATTACATAAAGAAAAGTTTGGTGGCAACTACATTGTTAAACAACGCGCGTTTGTTGTAGCTGTAGATGTTCCATTCAAACCCAAATACGAAAGAGCGTCTTCTATATTAAGCTTTGACTTAAATAAAACAGCCAAGGACTGGATTGTTTTTAATGATGGAATGGTGATCGCTCGACCACAAGTAATAGATCAGCTCTGTGACGATATTCGTGAAAGTAATAAGTTATTGGACGCAGATAAGAAAAAGCCTGTTGCTGAAAGACAGTTAAGAAGTAAGCAGCGAAGACCTATTAGACTCAAGTGGAAAAGGCTACACAAAAAATTAAAAAATGAAATTAGGAAAGTGTGTGAATCTATTGTTCAGAAAGCTGAAGATTCTAAAAGTCTTTTATCTATTGATAGTGTTAAAACCGGACAGACCAATGGTACGTTTGGTCAAGACCATCTGATTCCATTGCTCCAAACGATGTGTGAGAATAAAGGTATTCCATTTTATGTTATACCATGTAAAAATACATCTCGTAGATGTAATAGTTGTGGATATATAGATAAGAACAACAGAAAAGATACGGATACGTTCAAATGTATTAGCTGTGGATATACTGTGAGCGCACACTCAAATGCTGCTGACAATATAGCGCATCAAGCACAAAGACTGTATGATGTGACGTGCCCTTATGGTAACTATGCTCGTCGTAGCGTAGATACGCTCGTTACAGAATACAATACTCCTACAACAAAAGCAAGTTCGTAATCTTGGCTGGGTAGGTGATTACACAAATTACACCTCTCCACAACAAAAAGCAAGTTTGAGGTCTTGACTGAGTGGAGTGTAGTCCCAAACCTCTCTTGTTATATTAAAACTAAGTAAACGGTCTTACGTGAGTAACAAGCACAGTCAAACCGTCTTCCTACATTAAAAACCAAGTTTTTGATGTTTCTTGAGTGAGTAGGGAGAATGACCAAAAACATCATTTTTATATGGAGAAATTAAATGGATAAAGCACAATTAGTCGAGTATAATTTAGATATAACATTGGGATGTCCTAAATGTGATTATCTATTTCAGCTTTCTAATTATTCTATTCCCACAGAGGGATCGACATATCAGGTGTGTGAAAATTGTCAAATTCCCTTAGAGATTAAGCCAGTTTCTATTAAAATTAAGTACAAGAAAACTCCTAAGATCAAAAAATCCACAGAAAAGGTGGTTTCGGATTTGTTAGAATATGGCAAACAAGATGCTAAAAAGATTATTCAATCATACGGATTTGCTTCAAAGGAGATTGATAATGTATTAAAGAACTTAGAAACAGACGGTATGGCTATCGAAACCATAGTTAAAGAAGTTCTTTCTAGGATTGATAAAAAGCATGAACCAGCTACGACCTAACACGCTGTCAGATATCCTTGGACAAAAAGACGTTGTAAAAGTATTAAACATTAGTATTAAAAGCGCACAAGCCAGACAGGACTGTCTAGCGCATACATTATTTTACGGCCCTCCCGGTACAGGTAAAACGACTCTGGCTAATGCGATCTCTAACGAGATGGGCTCTTCCCTTCAGGTTGCTAATGGAGCTAATCTAAGAAGTATTAAGAATCTTCTTCCTTATATCATGAGGGTAGAAGAACATTCTATTTTATTTATAGACGAAATTCATCGGATGACTAATATTGTAGAAGAATTTCTATATCCAGTCATGGAGGACTTTAAAGTTGATATGTCCATGTCCAGTAAAGAAATGATGGGAGAAACCCTTAGTATCGACATCCCTCGCTTCACTTTAATGGGAGCTACTACAGAATATGGTTCACTTTCTAAGCCCTTAATTGATAGATTTCAACATAAACATACCCTTAAGCTATATAATAAGGTAGAGCTACAAGAGATTATTAATATTAATTCTAAAAAATTAAATCTTAAAATGTCCCCTCAGGCATCTAATTTTGTAACAAAAGTTTCAAGAGGAACGCCGAGAATCGCCAATGCGGCCCTCGAATGGTTACGGGACTATCAACTCGCAGAGGGTATTGAAACGCTCACAGAGGGCAATGTCGAGGCAGCTATGGGCCTGAAAGGCATAGACTCTCAAGGTATGACCGCGATGGATCGAAAATATTTAAAAGTTTTAAAAAATAGCGACCAGCCGTTAGGTATTGAAACACTATGTTGCATTACGGGGATTGACAAACAGACTATTGAGAGTATAATTGAACCGTGGTTGCTCCAAAACAGCTACATAGTCAAGACATCCAAAGGGAGGGTTTGTATTTGAATATTTTTGTATTATCTAAAGACCCTAAAGAGGCCGCTAAATGGCATATGGACAAGCATATTGTCAAAATGCCTCTAGAAACAGCCCAAATTCTATGCACGGTACGTAGACAATATGGAGACCTAACTGCTCCGTATAAATCGACACATGAACATCATCCCTGTTGTCAATGGGCTGCTGAAAGTGCAGAGAATTACGTATGGCTGTGTATATTAGGTATAGAGCTATGTAAAGAATACACATATCGTTATGGAAAAGAACACAAATGCGAAAGGATTATTGAAGATTGTTTGCAACGAATACCCAAAAGAATAGCCAATAAAGGGCGCACTACTTTTGTGCAAGCAATACCATCCTATTGTAAAATGGATGATCCGGTCTTAGCATATCGCAACTATTATATTAATGAAAAATCACACCTAGCCAGTTGGCGGAATAGGAATAGTCCTGATTGGTGGTCTAATGCACGAATATCGAGCTAAAGTAATTAAAATAGTCGATGGAGATACTGTAGATTTTGATGTTGATCTTGGCTTTCGTATTAATATTCGTATACGTACCAGACTTCTAGGTGTGGATACTCCAGAACGAGGTCATGAAGATTGGGCAAAAGCTACATCGGTTTTAACTAATTTACTTAATGAAAAAAAAGATGAGGAGGATTATGTGAAAATCCAAACAACCAAAACTGGAAAATATGGACGTTGGCTGGTAAATATTGAAGGAATTAATGAGTCTCTAGCGAAAGTGTGGCCTTATGAATAGTATTGGAAAACAAATCCACAATATGGAAGATAGCCTTTTTAATATCGAAGCAGCACTAGATATTGCTGTTAGTCAGAAAGATCAAACAGAACTACTAAGAAAGAAAGCTAAATTAAACAAAAAGTTAAATAAACTGTATAGAAAAATGAATAATTCTGATCCGTCCTCCGTTCAATCAGACGAACAACGTACAGAATGGAGATAGGAAATAATATAACTTACTATTAATAATGTATTAGACAAAGGAGCGTTTCAAATGAAAAGTGGAATTATGGTATTGGTGTTTATGTTAAGTATGTTGGTTGGATATGGCGTGCATGGTACTGAAATCAAACCAGAAAAATCGATTGTTACAAAGACTGTTATAGTCACGGACACATGTAGGCCGATTTGTACACTTCTACAAGACATAAAAGGCAATTTGAATAACATACGGCCCCTTGGTAATCTACGTAATAAGTTACGACTTTTACTGCGTGGAGCCAATGAGGCTACTCCTGTAGAAGAAGGTGTAGAAAAATGAAAAAGTATATATTAATTATAATCTGTTTAGTATTGCTGAATTGCAAAATGGCAATAGCCGATCATAGTAACGTATTAGAAAAAATTGAGCAAAGAACGATAGTTCCTTATCCTATTTTGCCTGCCCATCCGAACGCATTACCGTCTATTCAACCTATTCAGACAATGCCTTTTTATCATGGGGAAAACAGAGAAAGAATAACTCCCCATCTGATACCCTATATACGTTTTTCTCCAAATCCTAATGGTCGCGGACTTGGCACAGACTTCGGGCTTAATTTTGGTGTTTTTAGATCTCACGGCTTAGACTTTGGTATTAATCTTTTTTAAATGAGGTAGTGTCATGAAGCGACTTATCCTTCCTATCGTCCTATTAATAGTTATGGGTTTTGCTTCATCATTTGCAATGGCTAATGGTGAAGATAAAGGTAAAGGCTCTGGAAGATCTGGTGGCGAAGCACATCGCCAAAAGGAAGGGAATAGACATAGACATCGCGGAGGTCATCGTCATGGTCGTCGCCGTCGTCCAAATTGGGGATTTGGTATGTGGGCACCTCCTGTATACCCATATCCATATGGAGGATACTATCGTCCGTATTATGCGCCCGTACCACCACAACCGTATCTGCCGTATGGTGGCTATTATAATGGTAATGGCGACTTTGGCTTTTTCTTTAACTTTTAAATACAAAAAGAAGGTATAATTAAATGGTCGAAATTAATGACTGGGTACAAAGAACCGATGTTCCTCTGCCGGGAAATGAGCCTTTTGACTGATATCCTTGGTCTATTGCACAGGTTGTGCAAATTAATCAAGATAGCATTCATGTGGCTTTTGCATGTAAATGTATGACGTATGATGAAAGCGGATGGAAGTGTTGGAAGAATGGAGAATATAATAAGCTAGATCCAAAAACTCTCGAACACAAATTACAACAACACACACTACATTGTCCTTATAAAGGAACTAGTAATGAAATTAAAGCGTGGACAAAAACGTTGCAAGAAGTGTCAAGCCATTAATGCTGCGCGACAGAGAATTTGTATTGAATGTAAACACGAATTTACATTAAAAAATACACCCATTAAAAATGAAATTAAAGACTGGAAAAGTCTTCAGCCGGGAGAAGCTTTTAGAGTAGTTAATGGAACAGGCCCTTACTATGTATTAACACGAGACTGTGGTGAAGGCGTAAAAGGCGATAGGATTTTTATGGGTGCTAAAGGTAAATATAGGGTAAAAGAAATAGCAGATCACGGTATACATGCTTGGAGCATTGCTTCGCGTGGAAATTACTATGAGTTTGTATATATGGGTAAAGATGGATATCTACAAGACTTGAATATACATCAGCGCGCCCATAGAATTATTAAAATTAAATATAAAGACAAGTATCAACGACACTGAGGAGAGATTAAATGGCTATTACTGCAACGTCCACACCCTCGCTGAATATAGACTATACGCTTGTTAATAGCGAAGGTTTTGCAACTACTACTGAAAGTACCAGTATAGGATATACTAGTCTTGCATTTAACGATGGTACTGGTACTGGACATATCAACATAGGCGCTGTACAAACTGGCTATATATCTTCAGGAGAAACAATTCATTTTGATTTTCAACAATTTTCCAAGCAGGTTTGGGGCTCAGAAGTCCCATTAGACTTTTCCTCTCCTTCGGGCACTATCAATCCCGAAAGAGGAATTAAAGCCATAATAATCACTAACTCTTGGAATAGTAGTCTTCTACCTACTGGCGCCGACAACATTTCCCAGTGGAGTGGGATTGTCTTGCCTAATACAACAGGACTATCCAGCGACCAATTGCCACGCCTGAATATACATGCTACAGGAAGTTCCTCGGCAGTCAGTGGAGGATTTACCAGTCTGTTTAACGGAGAATCAGGGAATATATCGCTAAATCCACAAGGTACGTGGTCTTTTACTGATACGATAGGTAGGACTCCAATATATAATACTTCTGCTCCTAAGTATGAGCATGTTGTAAGTATAACAACTGAAAACTTTAGTAATATTTCTGGCTCTGGGGGTTTAAATAGCGGAACTAGCGGAGAGCCTGTTTATTATCAGATATGGAATGATTTTAGTGGACATGTAGACGCTAAAGGAGAACCGGCGGTTAATCCTTGGAGTGGTAATTTACCAAGATTGTCATATGAAATATTAGTCGTAGGAGTTACAGGAAGCTATTGGTTGGAATAGCTGATATAAGGAAATGGAACAAGATTAAGTGGACATATCTTTATTTTTAAATACACGAAATAGAGTTGGTCTGTTAAAGGATCTACTAGACTCTATTGTTGATACGACCTTTGCTATTAACAATATTGAACTGTTAATAACTGCGGATGACGATGATGCTGAAACTATTAGCTTTCTGCAATCATATAAGGACATTCCCAATCTTCGGGTCTTAATTTCTACAAAGCCCTCAAATCTACACTCTAGCATAAACAACATGGCCAATCAGTGCAGTGGGGACTTTCTGTTTGTATTGAATGATGATGTTGTATTCCTAACTCCACAGTGGGATAAAAAGCTATTAAGCTTATATTCCGACCTTAAAAACGAAATATATTACATTGGAACTCAAGATAGCAGTATTGATAAAACACATAGTATACGATACCCGTCTTTTCCGATATTAACGAGAAAGGCATACGAATCTCTTGGATTTTTTATGTCGGAAAAGTTTGTTTCTCATGGGGGAGATGTTCATTTGTGGAGAATATTTAACGCAATAGGAAAAGTTGTTATGGCTCCTATCGCGTTAGATCATGTTATGCATAATAATATACAAAATCTACAGTTAATGCATAAAGATAAAACCGCACAAGCAGCAATTAAATTAACATTTAGCGACTTTGTTGATTGTTGGAAAGAAGATATTTCGGAGGAAATACAAGCATTACAGGAGAATGTATGAAGAAATGTTTAGTTGTCTATAACATTTGTGGAATTAATGGCTATCAAGATATAAATTACTATTTACAATCTTTGGCTTCTATTAGAAATCAGGAGATGTTAGATAGTGAATACGATATTTTAGTATCGTCTTGTAAAAGTTCTAAACATGTTATCGAAATATTATCGTCACAAAAATATAAGGTTGTAGAAGTTGCAGACACAGTTCCAGTGAATGTAACATTTAACAACGCAGTTCTTAGTGCCCCTTTTATATTTAATAACGATTACGAGTCTTTTGTTTATATTGACTCAGGAGTTAGATTAGATAGCTCGAATTGTTTAGACTTGATGCATCAGCACATAACAGACAAAGCATATTCGATGGTCTCCATTACATGTGATAGTGATGAAAATCATAAAGAATGGGGTATTGATCCAACAAACGATAGCATTAAAGATGCGATATTTAATATGCCTATAGGCAAAGCTACTAACTTACACTGTCAGTCCTTTTCTAAAGATCTAGTTGATTACTATGGAAGGGCAATTCCAGATATATTTGCTTCGTTTTGTACAGAATCTACATTTTCATTCTTATGCGCCGCACTACAGACACGATGGGGTATTATTAAAGATATTATCGTTCATCATGAAACCAGTATGGATGGTAGATCTGCGGGCTTTTCTCCTGAACAGTATGTTTTACGGTCTAACTTACCAACGTCTAATCATGCTTTTGGAATTCCTTCCGTACATCAAAGACTTTTAACGGAAGAAGGACACAATCTAGGGTTCGGATATGAAGAATGGCGAGGTATAATGTTACATAAGCCAGACCGCTATGATGAGAATGATTTTTGTACGAATAACGATCTTAAAAAATGGATAAAAGACAATTTATTTTTACAGAAACAAGAATTTGATTATTCTAAATTAGATAGTACGGTAGTATAATAGATAAAAAATCATGTCTGAACTTCATAAATACACTTGGAAAAAACACGTAGAAAAACGTGGAGAAATATATACGCTTTATGCTAAGAAGTTGATTTCTCATGTAGATTTCGTACAGGATAAAATTTCTATATCTCATCGAGGTGTTATTAGAGGATTTCATGGAGATGATAAAACATATAAGTTAGTAACTTGTTTAATGGGCAAGATTGATTTTGTAGTTTATGACGTTCAAAAAAATGTCAAAACTTCAATGATACTTGATGCCGATAGTCAAGACCAAACCACAGTATTGGTTCCACCAAAATATTTAAACGCTCATCAATGTTTGTCGTCCACATGTATATTTTTATATAAGTGGAGTGAATATTACACATCACCTGAAGATCAATGGGCTGTTCAGTATAACGACAAAACTATAGATCATAAGTGGCAACTACCACCAGTATGTCTGTCCGACAGAGATATGTCATCAGGAACTTTATTGGATTTACAAAGCGAAATTGTAGGAAAGACTATATAATGGACAAACAGACGCTCATAGATTTTGAAAAAGATATAGCCCAAATTTACGAAACTGGTAAAATTAAGGGACCGATACACTTACGTAATGGTAACGAAGATGAATTAATAAAGTTGTACTCTTCTATTTCTCAAAGATCTATTGGTCAAGAAGATTATGTATTTTCTACATGGGCTAGCCATCTTCACGCTTTATTAAAAGGGGTTCCGGCAGCTAAGGTAAAGGAAGACATTTTAGACGGTAGATCTATTACATTACATTATCCTGAATATAAATTTTATTCTTCTGCTATAGTTGGAGGGATTGCTCCTATCGCTATCGGCGTAGCTAAAGCGCTATTAATACAAAAGAAACATTCAAGAGTATATTGTTTTGTAGGAGATATGAGCTTTCATACCGGCATAGTTAATGAGTGTGTACGATATTCAATAGGTCACGACCTACCAATAACATGGATAGTAGAAGATAATGGAAAATCAGTAGGGACTGATACGTTCGAGACCTGTGGAATTTACACTGTAGATCTTTATGAAAGCTTACGTAAAATACTACGCAAATATAAATGCACAAATGTAGAGATGGAATACTACAAATATAAAACTAGCTATCCACATTCTGGGACTGGGGTTTTTGTGGAGTTTTAAAAGGGATACTATAAGAAAAAGAAATAAGGATAAGATGAAATACATCGAAGAAGTCAATAAGGGTATGCAATATCTAGGGAACAATGAACACACGCTATTCATTGGGCAAGCTGTAACTTACAAAGGAACAGCCCTGACACATCAGGTTAAAGATTTTGCAGAAGAGAAAAAGCTAGAACTACCCGTTGCAGAAGAAATGCAGGCTGGTTTTGCGCTAGGACTAGCTCTGGAAGGATATATTCCCGTTTCGCTATATCCTCGAATGAATTTTATAATTTTAGCTATGAATCAAATTGTCAATCATTTAGACAAGTGGGGAGATATGTCTTGTGGTAAAAGTAATCCTAAGGTGATTATGAAAGCGGTTGTTGGCTCAGACCATCCACTTGATCCCGGCTTTCAACATAAAGCCAATTTTACCCAAGCATTTAAAACTTCATGTGAACATATTAATGTGGTAGAATTAATTCACTCACACAAGGTGTTGGATGCTTATAAGACTGCGCTAGATCGTAAGGATGGAGTGTCTACTCTTTTAATAGAACATGGAGATTTATATAGATGATTTTAAGAAATAAAAATGTGTTAGTCACTGGTGGTACAGGAATGATTGGTAATGAAGTAGTAAACCAGTTAGTAGCTAAAGGTGCTAATGTTAAAGTTGTTTCTATTGAAGATAAAAGCCGACTATCTCAAGACGTAGAATATGAAAAAGCAGACTTAAGAGATTTTGATAACTGTAAACGAATTTGCAAAGGTGTGGATGTCGTTTTTAATATGATAGGCGTTAAAGGATCTCCAGTAATGGCAAGAGAAAGGCCCGCTAGCTTTTTTGTGCCAATGTTACAATTTGATACCAATATGATGGAAGCGGCAAGACTTAACGATGTGGGGTGGTATTTATTTACAAGCAGTGTGGGTGTTTATGGCGATTTTGAATCTCCTGAAGACAATCTCTGGGACTTACCTCCGTCTAAAAATGATTGGTATGCTGGCTGGGCGAAAAGAATGGGCGAGCTACAAGCTGAAACTTATAAAATACAATACGATTGGAATAGGACCAGCATAATACGACCAGCTAATGTATTTGGCAAAAAAGACAACTTTGATAAAGAAACGTCTATGGTTATTCCTGCTCTTATTACTCGGATTGAAGAAGGGGAGTCTCCTCTGACGGTGTGGGGAACGGGAGAAGCGGTTAGAGATTTTATATACGCAAAAGATGTTGCGAAAATATGTTGTTTTTTAGTTGAAAATGAAATTACAAAACCAGTTAATGCTGGTACTGGACAAGGCATATCTATTAAAGAATTAGTTGAGACTATGGTTAAATATACAATTAATAAACCTAGTATTGAGTGGGACGTAACCAAACCGTCTGGGGACGCAAAACGAGTATTAAATGTTGATAGGCTTTTATCTTTAGGATTTAATGACTTTACACAGTTTGATACAGCTATTCAAGAAGTTATAGAGTGGTATCATGAAAATAAATTAACTGTAAGTAATAGGTATGATTCATTTAAGGAGTAATAGGCAATTAGTATGAGCGAGAAACAGATACTTATAACAGGGTCTAATAGTGGGTTAGGAAGATATCTCTGTGACCATTTTCCCGATGCTGAAAAGCTTAATAGAGATAACGGAAATAGTATCTTAAGCTCTAATAATAAATACGACTACATTATCCATTGCGCTGTTGATAAAGGTAATTCTCAGTCTTGTATGGTGCAAAATGTAGATTTAACAACTCGTCTATGTTCATTGGCAAAAACAAAGCTTATTTTTATGTCTTCTATAGATGTTTATAGAAAGGAAAATAGTTTTTATATTGATGCTAAAAAAAGATGTGAAGACATTGTACAAACAGCTAATAAGAACAATTTATCAATTAGGTTATGTGCTATGTTAGGAAAATATATACAGAAAAACTCTATACAAAGAATACTTCTTGGCGAAACCGACAGTGTTACATTGGACTTAGATTCTAGTTTTTACTATTGCAATCATTCACACGTATTAGAATTTATTAAAATAGCTATGCATGAAAACATATCGGGAATAATAGATTTCGTTCCTGCATCAAAAACCCATCTCTATGACTTCTATACAGAGCCCGTTAAAAGCAATGAGGGCAGATATAAGTATGAATCACCAGACGTAGACAACTCTGCTTTGTCAAAGTATATGCCCGACTTTGCCAGTAGGAGTAGCGAGTCAATAGTTCGAGAATTTGCAAAGAAGTATTGTTAGAAACAACATTATATATAATAGCCCTAGTAAAAAATTAAAGGACACAAAGATGCAACATAAAAAAGTTTTAGTCACTGGAGGCACAGGCTTCATTGGTTTGAATATAGTGAAAGGACTAGTGGAAAGAGGGTTTTCAGATATTGTTGTAACAACACATACGGAGAGGGATTACTATTATAATCTTCATGATAATGACAGTATAACTTTAGTCAAGTGCGATCTTACAGATAAAGAGCAATGTCACTCAATAACAAAAGATGTAGACATCTTAGTGTTATGTAGCGCCGTTTCTTTTGGAGCGTCTTTTATACAGGATAATCCACTAGGTCTCGTCAATGATAATATTATCATGAATGTTAATCTGCTTGATGGAGCTTATAAAAATGGTGTAAAAAAAGTAATCTACTTTGGAAGTACAACGGGGTATCCAGACACTGAAGAAATAATGTATGAAGAAAACATGTTTGACGGAGACCCTTTCGATGCGTACTTTAGTGTAGGATGGATGAAAAGGTATACTGAAGTTTTAATGAGACTATATTCAGAGAAATTGAATCTTATGGACTGCACAGTCTTAAGGTTGTCAAACGTCTATGGCCCATATGCTAAGTTTGACCTAGAGACATCTCATGTCCTCGCTGCTATGGTGAGAAAGTTCTGTGAAAAACTGTTTCCTTTAGAGATATGGGGAGATGGTGAAGACTCAAGGGATTTAATATATGTAGATGATGTCGTCGAGTATGTGGTAAGGTCGTTTGAATGTACAGGATTTAATGCATATAATGTTGGAGTTGGTGAAAACTATACTGTCAATGAGATAGTTAATATGTTAGGTGAAATATGTAATACCCACCCAGAAATTACTTATCTTACAGACAAGCCTAAGATGATTAAAAAGAGACTTGTCTCTGTTGAGCGAATTGCTTCGGAATTAAATTTTAAACCCACTATTTCATTAAGTGATGGATTACAAAAAACAGTGGCGTGGTTTAATGAAAATGTTGACAAAATATATCGATAATACGTAAGATAGTAAAGGGGATTATTCATGAAAATTTTAATCACTGGAATTACGGGCAGTGGAGGAAGCTATCTAGCGGAATATCTGGTGGACAATATAGCTGACTGTCAAGTCATTGGCACTTCTAGATGGCATAGTACCACCTCACGCAAAAACCTTTTTCGTATTCACGATAAAGTTAAAGTCTATAGCTGTGATTTGTGTGATTTTGCTAATTTATTTAGAATAATAAATCGTGAACGTCCCGATATTATTTTCCATTTAGCGTCATTGGCACATGTTAGAGACGCATTCGACAACGTCCTATCTATGTATAATAATAATGTAAACATTACTCTTAATCTATTAGAAGCTATAAGAACGATAAAGGAAACGGATCAATACGACCCTATGATACAACTATGCAGCACGTCGGAAGTTTATGGATTAGTATCGAAAGAAGACGTTCCCATTAAAGAAAGCTGTCCTCTAAAGCCCGTTAATCCTTATGCCTCTTCCAAGCTGGCACAAGACAGTTTAGGTTTGGTATATCAGCATAGTTTTGATTTAAAAATAATACGTACAAGAATGTTTTCATACTTAAATGCAAGGCGAAATGATTTATTTGCCTCTTCATTTGCTTCGCAAATTATTAAAATCGAACGAGGTGAGCTAGACGTATTGAAGCATGGAAATCTAAATTCTATAAGAACGCTAATAGATGTTAGAGATGCTATGGAGTCATATTGGTATAGTGTAACCAAGGGAGTTACGGGTGAGGTATATAATATAGGAGGAGAGACATCAATATCTGTTGGAGATTTTTTGAATATTTTAATTAAAAACTCTCATGTTCCTATCAAAACAGAACAGTGTCCTTCGTTGATGAGACCCGTAGACGTTACCCTGCAAGTTCCCGACTGCTCTAAGTTCAAAGAGCATACGGGGTGGAAGCCTAAGCACTCTTTTGAAGATAGTATTAAATTTTTTATGAACGAATTGAGAGGGGAAGTATAATGTTTTATCGAAACTTTGAAAAGCTAATTACCTTATTGGTGCCTTGTAGAGAGCGTCACGACAAAACTATCGACTTTTTACAAAGTATAGAAAACAGCACGCATGATAAAAGTCAAATTCGAGTGATAACACTAACAGATTGGAATGCTCCTGATGATATAGCCAATATCAGCACATTCTATAACAACACTCAACCATCTTATGAGCTATTTAATATCGTCCGACATCAAGCATCCCATCTTAATAAAGATTATTTTAATTTGGCAGCGCTATTAGCTGAGTCTTATTATGTATGGATTTTAGGTAATGACATTCTGTTGACAACGGATGGGTGGGATATGATATTGCAGAAATCTTTGCAGCATACATTTGAGGATATTGCTAATGATACTAAGTCATATTATGTTTACATAGATGACGATACACATTGTAATGATGCCTGCACGGCTGGAAATAAAGATGCAGGCTCTTGTTTCCCAATCATATCTACTAACTACGCCATTAAAACAAGAGGTCCAATGCCTGCTGACGCCAGAGCATGGGGTGGTGATATCATACTATACCATAGATGTCGTGCTGATAGTTCTTTTGAAATGATAGATTTATGCACGCAGATTGCAATACAACATATATCGATTCATAATCAAAAAACAGAATCCGACAGTGTTACGGAATCTATGAGAGAAAGAGAGTTTCTCGACAGGGGCGGCAATCAAGCTCAATCGCGTTTTTCTATGTAGAGGTAGCAAGCATGGTAGATGTTTTAATTGTATCTCCTAGTTCTTCAAGTATATATCAATCGTTAAAGAATGATTTTTCCGCTATAGAACCTAATATATGGGCAGGACTTCTTGCCAACTCGGTTCGTAGTAATGGATTTGAAGTTATAGTTCACGATATAGAAATTCAAGATACTAGCCTTGAAAGTTTTTGTAATTCAGTAAATGAATATCAACCAAAGTTTGTATTATTTGTTGCAACAGGTCAAAATCCGAGTGCTTCGACTCCAGCAATGCAAGGAGCTATAGAGAGTGCCGAAGCACTGAGAAATTCATATCCTGAATATAAAATTGGTATTGTAGGTCCGCATGTTAATGCACTACCGTTACAAACCATGCAAGCGCATAGTTGTATAGATATAGTTTTTACAAATGAAGGTGTCTATGCGTTAAATAATATATTATCTACAAACTTAAGCGACTCAGAACTAAAATCCGTTAAAGGTATTTTATATCGAGATTCAGACGGACAGATCAATACCAACCCTCCAGAGCGCGTAGTGCCGCAAGAACGATTAGAGATAGATCTTCCGGGTGTTGCTTTTGATCTGATGCCAGACTTATCAAAGTATCGCACTAGTCATTGGCATTGCAATTTTATAGACGAAGATAGAAGTCCATTTGCCAGTATATACACCTCATTAGGATGTATCTATAAGTGTGAATTTTGTATGATCAATATAATTAATAGAGATGATAACGACCCTCTTAAAGCGTCATCGTCTTTTAATAAATTTAGATTTTGGAATCCTGAATTTACTATTAAACAACTGGATTATTTAGCTGAAAAGGGTATTAAGCAACTTAAAATTGCAGATGAAATGTGGGTATTAAAACCAAAACATTTTATGACCTTATGCGATTTAATAATTGAAAGACAATATAATTTTAATATATGGGCGTATACTAGGATAGATACAGTAAAGCCACAATATTTAGAAAAGCTAAAACAGGCCGGGGTTAATTGGCTTGCTATTGGTATAGAGGCGGGCAATCAAGAAATTAGACGGGAGATTACTAAAGGGAAATTTGAAGATATTAATATTAGAGAAGTTACCAAAATGATTCAAGACGCTGGAATCAACGTCTGCGCAAACTATATTGTGGGGCTTGGACATGATACTTGGGATACTATGCAAGAAACATTAAATTTAGCATTGGAGCTTAATGCCGAAAATTCTAATATATATGCTGCAACATCTTTACCCGGAAGTCCCTTACATTTAAAAGCACAACAAGAAGGATGGGTATTACCAGAAACATATTCAGGATATGGATTTCTATCATATGATCATATTCCTAGTCAAACATATTCATTATCATCTCAAGACACATTAGCATTTCGTGACTATGCATTTCATGTTCTCTTTGAGAGTCCTCGTTTCTTAAATATGATTGAAAATAAATTTGGACCAAAAGCTATTGAAAGTATTAAAAATATGACTTCTATAAAAATTAAACGAAGAATACTAGGTACATGAGGACTAAAATGATTTCTATTTTTATTACAACGCGAAACAATACTAAATCTTTACAAAGAGCATTAGATAGTATTGCTGTTAATGCTTCTAGCTACAATAATATTGAAGTTGTTATAGGGCATGATATAGAGGATGCAGAAACGCAGGAGCTGTTGACAACTTATAATAAGGGTTTATCAATTACAAAACTGGCTTTTAAATGGACTTTTTCCACATCTGTCAACAAAGATATCTTACCATTGCTTGTAGAACAATCTAGTGGTCAATGCTTGTGGCTTCTAAGTGATGAGATAGAGATACAAACCAAGAACTTTGATTCTATAATAGAAGGCTCTATGAGATCCTTTTTACAAACCAAACGAGATACTTTATTGTGTGTTAAAACTAACGAACGATCTAAAAACGCCAACGACTACAAACATCCGTCTATGATAAATAGAACAGAGCGTAACTGGTTTAAATTTGACTATGCAATTTTCCCATTAATTACTCGTCAAGTATATGACACATTAGGATATTTAGTTCCGGTAGATCTATCTATAGACGCCGCTAAGATTGGTTTAGCTAAAGTATTTCATACTAGCTTAGCCAATAGATTTTTTAACATCCCTGAAGTAGTAGTCTATAATCATGATGAAAATGCCGGAATTGAGATAGAACGTTTTCAGGGGATTGATACATATTTTTTGGAAACAGGACAGGCGGGCGTAAGCAAACTAGATGAAGTCGTTTATTCAAACCTTGCTTCAGAAGTTAATCCAATATCAGCAATAGTAATGTATATGTCTGTGACATGTAAGGTTTGTGGTTCTGAAATTTTAATACCCGTTAATACGGTTAATCCAAATATGACTATATGTTCTAATTGTCATTGTCGTAATGTCATACCCCAATTAGTACCAGCTACGGCTCAGCATTTAACTATGGCGACTAATAACCTAACAGACCAACTAGTACCTGCTTCGAAGGATAGAGCTGTATCTGCGATGGGCGAGACTGCTCAAGATACAGACTCTAATTCTGAAAAGAGCGTTCTAGATGGCTACGCGACGAAGCAAAATGGTAGTACGACTTCAGCGGTCTCGACACAATCGGCTCAAGACGAACTTAATCCTATACAACAACAAGCCGTTAAAGATATGGTGAAGGATATGCTATACTAAGCAAACAATCTATTGATCGTGACCTAATACAAGATTATGATTTAGAAAGTAAGCAATAAGAGATAAATTAATGCGTGTGGGATTCGATACAGTAATATGTTTTAGAACTACGCCTCTAGAAGTAGATCCCATGGGGGGAAACTTTGCGGATTCCTCATATAATAGCGAACAGCTTTTTAACAGATATACTTTAAACTCAGAAATGAGCTTTTATCTAGATATGTCAGAAATCGCTGAACTACTAGACGCAGAGTTGTACAATATTCAACTCGGTCCACGATTTGACATATACGATGTATATAATAGAGAACTTAAAAAGCTAGGAAAGATTCTTTTTATTATAGAATCATGGATGTTGCAGGATGATTATTTTAGCCTAATAGATTTAAAGCTATGTAACGAAGAGTGCGAAATAATTGTTTTAGCATGGGATGACTATTACCAACTTAACAATATGCTTAACTTAGAGCTAGCAAATTTATATCTAACTAATGATCCAAGAAGTATTAATTTTTTACGCGAACAATTGGGTGTCAAGGCTCATTTTTATATTTCCACACCATGTAAAAAACTGATAGAAATAATTAATCAATTTCCAGCTCCTACTGAGGGAAGGCAGTACGACATTGGATGTCTTATGAGTTTTAAACATAAAAACGAGTATCGTTCCAATCTAAAGACATATTTGCACAAGCATTTTAAAAACCCATTTTTAGGACAGGCAACCACTACACGCTTGTCTACATATAACATAGAACAAACGCTGCAAGAGTATTTACAGATAAAAGTTCATCTAGGAAACACATCATCTGCTTGGGGGGACAAAGTCAAGGAGTTGAGTAACAAGTCTACCTACTATCATCCATGTAAGAATCCAGACTGCTTAAAACCTTCTTGCTCTTCGTCCCAGATACAAACACCTCATTATTATCAACAACACATAATGCAAAGACGTATTGCGAGATGCATGAAGGGGGTTAAAGATTTTCTGGCCCCACTTTTAAATGTGGTTCTCATATATGATGATTACTACTGGAACGCTATTTTTTATCAAGATGTTTTTCCTCTATATGAATATAATAACTTTGACACTATAAAAGCAACGTATGATGAAGTAACAAAAGATATGGAAACAACCACGCATATTTTAACTAAGCAAAAGGAGTGGGTTAAAAAGCATAGCTTCTTTAATCAGTTTAAATATATTATAGAGAATGACCAGAGTCCCTTTTTCGAGCATTATAAATGGTTCTCAATTTCGTAAAGAATTTGGATGCAATATTGTTTCTATTAATCCCAGAATATTTTAAAGGTTAAAATGCATAAAATAGAATTTGGTGAATTACGTATTGGTGATATAGCACGTAAACATTTAATGAACGTGTGTGATACTAATTGGGCATCTGGCGGTCCCAAAGTTAAAGCTTTTGAAAAGCAATGGAATGATCTATTTAGTTATAAAAAAAGCGTAGCGATGAGTTCTGGAACGGACGGGGTTATTAATGCATGTCTTGCATTGTATGATTTAAAAAATGCCAAAAGGGGCGTCAGCGAAGTTATTGTACCAGCCCTATCTTTTATAGCAACTTCTAATGGCGTGCGTGCTGCTGGACTAGTCCCTAACTTTGTGGATGTAAAAAAAGAAACATTGAATATTGATGAGTCCAAAATAGAACAGGCGATCACTAAGAATACTGTAGCAATTATGCCAGTACATACTATGGGTAGAATGGCGCAGATGGATATAATTTGTGAAATTGCACGTAAGCATAATTTACAAGTGATTGAAGATGCCTGTGAAGCACATGGTGCAAAGCTTCAAGGAACATCGGTAGGTCATTGGGGGGAGATGTCCATATATAGTTTTTATATTGCACATTTGGTGTGTTGTGGTGAAGGCGGTATGGTTTCTGCTAACAATGAAGAGGTTGGAAATATTTTATCATCAACCAGATCTCATGGCAGGCCATTCAATTCTATATACTTTGATCATCAACGTACTGGGTTAAACTCCAAAATGAATGATATGGAAGCTTCTTTAGGGCTTGAGGCTATAGAAAATTTCTGGATCACCTTTTATACTAGACATGCATATATGAAGCAGATGAGAAAAGCGTGCTTGGGCTTTGAGGATGTAGCATGGTTTTCCGAAGAGGACAATGGAAATACTAATTGTCCTCATGGATTTAGTATAACATGTAAAAAAGAACATGACATAGAGCATATAAAATCTACATTAGACAAATATAACATTCATTGGAAAAGAAATTTTGGATGTATTCCAACACAACATCAAGCTTTTGCTGATTTGGGTTATAAGCTAGGCGATTTTCCTGAATCCGAATGGGTAGGCAATAACGGTATCCATATCGGATGTCATCAATATTTGAGTGACGCAGACCTTGATCGTATTCAAAAGGCTTTAAAAGAAGGACTAGGAAGGTGTGGAGTATGAAAATTCTAATTACTGGAGGTGCTGGATATTTAGGTACAAGTATTATAGAAGCATTTAAGGGTAGCGCAAATATTACGTGCTTTGATAATTTATTTTATGATCAGGGCACATTGGTAGCGAAGTCTATGCTACATCCATCTATTAAATTTTATAAGGAAGATATTAATAAGTGGTCACCCAATCTTATACGTTGTATTAAAGAAGCTGATATTATTATTCCACTTGCCGCTTTAGTAGGAGCGCCATTGTGTGATAAGCATCCTGTTCTTGCCGTACAAACCAATTATTCATGGTTTAAAAGATTATTACAATATTTAGACTCACAAATCGTTATATACCCCAATACCAATTCGGGATATGGAACTACAGGAGATGATATATGCACGGAAGAAACTCCGTCAAACCCTATTTCACTTTACGCACAAACCAAGCAGAATACAGAAGATCTACTACTAGAGAATTATAGTCAAGCCATATGTTTTAGACTTGCCACAGTCTTTGGTTGGTCTTACCGTCCTCGCACAGATCTTCTAGTTAATAATTTGGTCAAGGTAGCTAAAGAACACGGACATATTAGTGTTTTTGATGGCCACTTCCGAAGGAATTATATACATGTTCAAGATATTGTGGATGCGTTTTTATTCACTCTATATGAAAAGCACAGAATGTATGGGAATGTATATAACTTAGGCAATGATAACATCAATACAACTAAGCAAGAGTTGGTAGAAAAAATATGCAATCTCCTTGACGCAACCTATTCAGTTGATAATTCTAAAACCGATCCTGATAAAAGAGACTATATTGTAAGTAGTCAAAAACTTTATGATCTTGGCTTTGAATGTAAACGTGACTTAGATTATGGTATTATGCAAATGGATAAGTTTTATAATTTATTATCTGAAAGTGATGTTGATAGATGTCGAAATTATTGATTGTATGTGCGACGAAAGAAGAACTACCACCCGAACATAAATGGCAAGCTAACATTACTAAGGGATACCCTATATTTTTAGAGACATTACATGATTATATCTAGAACGCCTTTTAGAATCTCATTGTTTGGAGGTTCGACCGACTATGAAAGCTTTTACAAAACACATGGGTCGTGTGTATTGGGCTTTGCTATTGATAAATATTGTTATTTATGTGTTCGTAAAACGCCCACAATATTTGATTACAAAACGAAGCTAGGCTATTCCAGTATAGAAATAGTTAATAATCATGATGAAATTAAGCATGATGGTATGCGAGGAGTATTACAATTTTTAGATATCGAATACGGAATAGACATCTCTCATCTATCAGATATTCCTGCTAAAACAGGGATGGGATCTTCTTCGGCATTTGTGGTCGGACTTTTAAACGCATTACATTCTATTCAAGGTCAAAAATGTAGTAATAACGACTTAGCCAGACAAGCTATTTATGTAGAGCGTAAACTATTAAATGAGTCGGGAGGTATACAAGATCAAATTTGGTCTGCGTATGGAGGCTTTAATCGTATAGATATTAATAAAGATGGGTGTTTCGAGGTTAAACCCTTACCGATAAGTAATAGCTTTATAGATAGGTTTCTACAAAGATCTGTAGTAATTTATACTGGAAATGATAGAAATTCATTTGAGATAGCTAAATCATATACGAACGATAGAGCAGAGGAGTACCAGAAAAAAATTGCCTCTATTACTAACGAAGCATATCGTCAGTTTGAAAAACAAGACATTACCAGTCTTGGAGAATTACTAGACCTATCATGGTCTTATAAAAGAAATATATCGAATTTAATTTCTAATAATAAATTAGATAACTTATATGAGGAATTAAAAGAAGACGGCGTTATAGGTGCCAAGCTGTTGGGAGCAGGCGGTTCTGGCTTTATGTTTGGGATCTTACAAGAAGGTATAGATCAAAAAACTTTTAAGCAAAAATATAAAAATAGATATATTGATGTTGATGTAGATAAGAAGGGATCGATGATCATCAACGAACACTAACACCAGTCTTGTTTATAAAGGATAACTTGCTTGATGAATATTTGCATTGTATCAGGATATTTCAACCCTATTCATCCGGGGCACATTAGTATGATGCAACAAATTAAATTGGAATACCCTAAGTGTATATTAATAGCCATAGTTAATAATGATTATCAAGTAAAATTAAAAAAATCTGTTCCATTTTTGGACGAAGTGGCTAGATGTTATATAGTACAACATCTGGAATATGTCGATCAAGCCTTCTTGTCTATTGATCGCGACACTAGTGTAGTACAGAGTTTGTCTGCTATTTATGAGTATAGAACGCAGACATGTTCAAGAGTGACAAATAATTGTGATTTTTATTTTTTCAATGGCGGTGACAGAGATTGTCATTCAGCCCGTACTCCTGAAGTAGAATTTTGCAATACCAACAATATACGCCTCAAATATGGCTATGGAGATACTAAAACCTATTCTTCTAGCGTCCTGATTGAACAAGCATATGATTATATATCAGCACAATAGACATGGTCTGGTGTATAAGGGTATGAGGTTTTGCTAAAATATAAGGCTTATAAGATAGAAGGGAATGAGAATGCCTCTTAAAAAATGTACTGAAAATCAAAAAAGTGGTTATAAATGGGGAGATAAGGGCAAATGCTATACAGGACCAGACGCCAAAAAAAAGGCTATTAAACAAGGAGTCGCAATAGACGGTCCAGAAAAATTTGCTCAAAAAGCTAGCGATAATGATATATATTTTGATGCGAAAGACGTAAAGGTTGTTACAGATTGGATGTATGATAAAGGCTATGACGCTGCTGCTATTGTGGCTACGGCATCTATGTTGTCAGCTCAAGCAAATAAGTTAGCTGGATATCCACCAAATTGTAATAAGGGATATATAGAACAAAACGGCAAGTGTATTCCTAAAGAAGATCATGAATACTAGTAGTACAAATAATACACCTACATATCGCTTTTTAGCTGAAGATATAGCGAATCTTTTCTATCCTGAAAACGATATCGCGCAAGATGAAGGGACTCTAGGATCTGCGATTTATTGGAATCATGTTGATACTATTGAGGACATGATAACACACTTCGTCCAAAGCAATGATTTAACCTTTGACAATAGCAGGTAATATTATGAGATCTTTTATCCTTTCTTTCGTATTATTTTTAACGTTGTGCTTATCCGTAGCACAAGGTAAATTTTTAAGCCTTAATGAAATTGGTGAAGCTTCTTGTAGGGTACGAGTATCCGGTTCTGCTGGCAGTGGAACATCAATTGCGGCTGATGACACACACGTATATATTTTAACCAACGCGCACGTTGTAGGTTCTAATAGAACAGCTACGTGTGAATTTTTTAGATACGGAAGAAAGACACAGAGACTTCCCGGCGCAATTATCTGGAAGTCCCACAGTGATAGAAGCGTCAAAGACTTTGCGATTATTCGTATTGAGAAAGCTTTGTTTGGAGAATTTCCTCCACGGATTGTACCATTAGCCCCTGCTGACCATGTCGTACAGAAAAATGACTATATAGCGTCCGCAGGTTGTCCTCAAGCCCGGTGGCTTCAGCTGTGGGAAGGTCATGCGTTATCAGAAGCTTCTAAAAACCGAGTACTATTTACACCACCCCCATTAGGAGGGCAAAGCGGATCGGGAGTCTATACAGTTATAGATGGGGACACGTATCTCTGTGCGGTATTAACATGGAGAATTGAAAATAGTAAAGGTGGAGCGATACATATTGGTAACTTTTTACGTGCGGTAAAAGGTGAGGCTTCCTATGACCCCACACAAGTTCCCGATAGTTGGCAATATGCTAATGCGTCTACAAACACAGATACTGCTAATATTATTACTCGAAAAGCATATTATGCATTAGGCGTTAATGGTGTTTATTATCTGCAAAATTGGGACCATACGGGATGGTTACAGTCAGTTACCTTCCCTGCGGGATCTCCTTCAGTACCAATTGCTCAGTGGGGAATTCTAATGGAAGTACAATGTCCGGGTGGTCGTTGTCCTCCATTTATCAGTCCTCCTAATAATAATACTCCTCCCAAAGAAAATCCAGCTCCTGAAAACGATGGCGACAACACGAACCCTTATGGGGTATTACCTCCCAACTTTGGTAAAGACTTTGTTCCAGAAGCCAATAAAAAACTTCAAGAATATAAAGATACTATAGAAAAATTAAAAAATGATATTGGAGGACTAGCTAAGCAAGTAGAAGACCTAACTACATCAGTAAGTGAAAAAGATGGAACAATCGAAGTATTGGTCAAAGAAAAAGAATCATTATCAACCACGATTAGCGAAAAACAAGAACTTTTAGAGAAATTACAAAACCAATTAAAGTCATTAAAGTCAAATGAAAATTTAAACAATGATGAAATTTTATACCTACAAAAGCGTATCGGAACATTACAAAACGATATTACTACACAGCTTGGCGAAATCTCTAACCTGAAAGAAGACTTAGACAGCAAGAGCAATATTATTGATGGGTTGGCAAATGAAAATTATAATTTGGAACAAGATACAATAGAAGTAAAACAACAACGTAATTTATTCCGGTGGTTGTTTGGAGGTACTGCTACTGGAGCGCTCGCATGGATTGCAGGACTATACTGGCAACTCAGAGGAAAGACAAAGGTTACAGACATGATTGATGGTATATGGGAAGATGATATTCCACCTACATCGCAAGATAATGATCCATCTGCTACAGAACCAGAACCTACGAAACCTACGCAAACAGCCGACCTGAGAGGCTTGGCTGACTATCTTGAAGATAGACTAGGTTCTGCATTTGAATCAAAAATTGATAATCTTAAAAAAGAAATCGATCATAAGTTTCATAATTTACAAACAGCAACAAAAGACATAGACTTTAATATCTACAATACAATTGATGACAAAGACCATATAAAGGTTTCGCATTCTACCCCTAAGAAAGAAACACGTCGATCACAACCAGATGCGAAGGAAGACTGTGACTGTGATCGGGTGTTAGATTGTATTCAAGAACCTTCATTTCCAAAGGCGAGCGACAGAATTAAAGATTTTGTCGATTTAAAAAAATCTGATGGAGAACGAGTAGAAGAATTGGCATTTTACGCACATCTGTACAAAGAGGCTGTAGAGTTATTAAAGCGCGATAGATTAATTGTTCTTAAGAAGTCAGTGCCGTTTAAAGTTAGCAGTCAAACCAAAGCTGCTGACGCTATTGAGTCATATGTACAGAACCAATTTTTAAAACGAGTTTCTAGTGCTACTATTAATCGTCATATCCTTTACCATGAAGCGATGATAGGATTTTTATATAAGCAGGCAATAAGCCGATTAAAACGTGGTGAGTTTAATGTTTTGGGGTATAAGGAAGTAGCAGAATCTATTGAGCAATGGGTTAAAACCGAATTCATGCGCCGCATGGGTTTTGAGTTTTAACAGCTAGGATTATACATTCAACATGTATAAGTCTAGTAACGTAACACACTAACAAGTATATTTAATGGGAGGTTAATTATGGCAGCGCAAAATACCTTTAAAGGCGCTAATACCGAATTTCCGAATCTTGGTATTCACTTTATTTTATCTGAAATTATTAAGTTCAGAAAGCAGTTGACGGTACGACAAGAGTTTAAGTCACAGTCTGGCTGGAACAATGCTCTTAACCGTTATATGGTAACAGAAATTGAAAAGATTGGTGATACTCTTGAGAATATTACCTACAATCCTGATGCTCTTACTTTAGAAGAGCTTGAAGCACAGGCAGCTGACACTACTCGTGCAGTAGCTGACGATTACAATGACGTAGCCCTTACGCAAGATAACGTTTTAATGCCCGTGGGTGTTAACCGAACCGTTACTTGGGATTTGTCGGGCAACGATGTTGATATTCCTCAGTTACATCCGGGTAATTGTCCGAACGATGCAGCTCGCAGCTTTATTGCTGCTCTTGACAACTTGTTTGTTGAGCTTACTCGTGTAGATAGTCGCCATCAGCCCTACTCTCTTACTAAGTATGAGTCGGTTATGATTCGTTCGTTATTGAACGTCTTGTACACTCTCACACAACGTAAGGGTGGAGAAGTTAACAGAAGCGACATTCCTACGGGAACTTTACCTTCTGATGAAACCAGCACGTTTGGTGGCAACTAATTTAAATAATTAGATAACTACTCTGGGGGGTAGGGGGTATCTCCTACTCCCCTTTTTTATTATGAAGACTTAACGATAGTAGCTGTATAGTGGAGTGAGCGATGAATCTTTATGTAGAGAACGTTTTAAGTACAAAAATTTACAATAGAGCTTATAATAAGGGTAGGGCAGCGGAAGAGGTGTTTGTCGATCCAGCCACTCTTATTTTAATAGGTAAAATTTCTGTAACAGTTATTCGTTTAATTAAGGGATGTAAAAAGTCTAGAGAGGAACGTCAAGAGGTCGTCATCGCTCCCACAATCAATGAGAATCGTATTTTAAAAAGGGTGGTACGTCGCCATCTAGGATGGTTTAAATATATGACTATGGGAGGTAAAGTGCTTACCGCTATAAAAGAAGTGGGGTGCGAGCTTAATGAAGACGAATTAGAACAAGCTGATTTATTTAACGATAATGACAACTTTACCGTATATGATGGTGAAAAATATTATGAATTATAAAGAGGATAACCCTTTAGAGGAATTAATTTACAAAATGGAGATATAGATATGGCTATTACCAATAAGTTGAAGTTTGTATATCAAGAAAAGACTACACAAGAGACGACCACAGAGTCTGACTGGACTCAGCAAGGTGTTTTGCTCAATGCGAATCAAATGGTTGGGGGCAATGAATATGTTATGGTTTCATGGGTAAACTGTACTAGTCCCGGCGGAAATCATGGAGGTACAAAATTTGCGTTTGAAGGAGATGGTGGAGACATTCTTGGCTCTATAGATCAAAGACATGACACCAATAGCTCAGGACAATATGTATGTCATATAGGGCAATTTACAGCACCATCACCTCCGCAAAATATTGGCATTTATAGAAAAAGAATTTATAATGATGGTCATAATGAAGAGACCGATTATGGACAGTGTTTTGTTATTGATCTGTCATATTCTGGTTTAAGCGGCACGTTAATTAGTGGCACAGACTATAGTAGTTCTACAGACACCAGTGTACGCACCACTGCGAGTAATAATATCTTCCATTCTCATACAACTGATCATACTGGTGGAACCACCTTGATATTAGCTGCATGTAAATCACATGACACAGCAGCACCAACCCCAGTAGGATTACTTATAGATGGCACTTTAGAAGCTAGCGGATCGAGATATTCCACCAATAACCTCGATATGAAAACGTTGCCCTTTGCTGCTGTAGCGAACATATCAAGCGGAACCTCCGTTCAGCTTAAAAATTTAGACACGCAAGCTATTTCGACGAATTATTCTTACGTTTTCAGTTTAAATCTGGACACTGGCCCCGCCGTTAATGCTACGGGTAGATTAAGTAGTTGGACCGATCATGGTACAAGTGGAACATGGGGAACCAAAACCATTGATGGCAATAATCAAGATTCTTTTGTTATCGCCATGGGACGACAGACAGCTACTGGCGTACAATCTGGGCGAATGGCCTCGATTTCATTATATAATAATACCACAGAAAAGTTTCTCTTATTTAACAATAGGCCCAGCGGAAACTATAATGCTCTATATTATCCGGCAACGAATCCGGGAGCCTCTAACGAACAGTTAGAAACGTCGGTAGTTATAGGCGTAGGCGTTATAGGAGATGCAGACGAAATTGAAATAACAACTTTATAAAAATTTTGAAAATTTTTGCTCTCAGCAGGAAAATCATGAGTATAATATTGCATCGGCACAAAAATTAGTCAGCCATCTTTAACCCTAACAAAGGAGGAAAAAATGAAGGACACGACTACTACCGACTGGAATCTTCTCTTATCTAACAAGTGTGGTATTAAAACTATTAATAAGTTTGCCACTGGCGAAGTAAGCACTAAGGGTGTAACGTCTTGCTTTGCCAATACGGAAAAAGCTGGCGAATTTCGCAAGCTTGTTAGAACACACGGCTCTATGTATGCTCGTCGCCTTGCACGAAAAGCCTTGAGATATCGCAATCTATTAAAGTAGGAGGCCTAAAACACATGAGTGATCTCAATGAAGTAGTTATTAGCGGACGTTTAACAAAAGATAGTGAGCTTCGGTTTACTCCTAGTGGTACGGCTGTTACCGATGTTGTTATTGCTTCTAATCGTATTTGGTCCAAGGACTCTGATCGACAAGAAGAAACAACTTTTGTAGACGTAACCATTTGGGGCAAACAAGCCGAGTCTCTAAACGACTACCTTGTTAAAGGAAGGCATCTGATGGTTGTGGGACGACTTAAGCTAAACAAGTGGGAAACTGATGAAGGAGATAAGCGCAGCAAGCTTACTATGGTTGCTGAAAAAATTAATCTTACTCCGGGAGGTGGTAAGAATAATAAATCTCAGTCAGATACCCCAGCGCGCGCTAATAGTAGTGCCCAAGCTGAAGAAGTGCCCTTTTAAATCTCCTTAAAACGCCATTGTCGTTTTTAGGTTTACAAGACCCCTTTATTTAGTGAATCAGCTAGGTAAAGGGGTTTTATTATACTGTCACTTTTTACGTAGCGGTCTATCTATATGCATAAACTTAATCTTATAGCACCTATTAATACATTAGGTTACGGCGTAGTCGGACTTAACATCTTAAAACACACCATGTCACGATTTGACGTGGCTCTATTTCCCATTGGAAATGTCGAAACTTCTGATCAACAAGATGCCTCACTAATTACACAAGCTATATCTGTGGCAAATCAGTTTGAAAATTTTGCAGATTCGCCATCATTAAAAATATGGCATGAATTTGCATTGGCAGATCGTATTGGGCAAGGAACATCATTTGCATTTCCGTTTTTTGAACTTAATACATTGGACCAAAGACGACTTAATCATCTTAGTTCTGTAGATCATATTATTGTTGCGTCGAAATGGGCACAAGACATTATTCACGACCACATACCATCGGCATCAACTTATGTTGTTCCATTAGGTGTGGATTCTACAATTTTTACCCCTACGGCAACACCAAGCAACCACGATACTAATAAGTGTGTGTTTTTTAATTGTGGTAAATGGGAAAGGCGTAAGGGTCATGACGTGATCTTAGAAATCTTTAAAAAAGCATTTCCTAACGAACAAGACGTAGAACTTTGGATGATGTGTTCTAATCCGTTCTTACCTCCCAAGCAACGACAAGAGTGGGAACGATATTATAAAACAGATAATAGAATACGCTTATTACCCAGAGTAGCTACTTCAGCCGAAGTCTCTCACATTATGGGTCGCACTAATTGTGGTATATTTCCTAGTCGAGCAGAAGGTTGGAATTTAGAATTATTAGAAATGATGGCTATGGGCAAGCATGTTATTGCTACTAATTACTCCGCGCATACCGAATTCTGTAATAATGAAAATTCCTTTTTGATAGATGTCTCAACTTTAGAACCCGCAGAAGATGATATGTTTTTCCAGAGCGGGTTAGGAGAATGGGCATCATTAGATAATAATTGTATTAGCCAAGGGATAGAACATATGCGACAATTTTATCGTAAATGGCAGTCCGACAATTCTATTATAAATAAAGGAGGTCTTAATACAGCTAATGAATTTTCATGGACCAATACTATTGACAAACTAGAGGAGGCTATCTATGGAACTAAAAGTCAAAAAACTTAGTAAACATGCAAGGCTACCGTCCAAAGCAAATCAAGATGATGCGGGATGGGATTTGTATGCATCTGAAGACGTAATTATCGAACCTTCCGAACGAATGTTGGTTGGGACTGATATCGCCATGGCTATTCCCAACGGTTACGTAGGCTTAATATGGGATAGATCGGGCATGTCTACTAAGCGTGGCGTCCATCGTTTTGCGGGAGTAATTGATAGTGGATATCGAGGTGAAATTAAAGTATGCTTATGGAACTCTTCTAACGAACACTGCGTTATTAATAAAGGAGAAAGGATGGCACAGTTACTTGTTCAGCCAGCGCCTCCTTTACCCTTAATAGAGGTAGATCGCTTAGATAGTACAAAAAGAGGTACTGGAGGTTTTGGGAGTAGCGGTCAATGAAAGTACAGCACGATATAAAATTAGATTTTGATGACGTGTTGCTAGCTCCGCATCGAACTTATACAGCATCGCGTAAAAATGTTAAACTAGATCGAACATTTCAGTTCTATCATGCTAATAAGTCATGGAGCGGAATTCCAATTATGGCTGCTAACATGGATACTACGGGCACGTTAGCTATGTCTAAAGCACTATCGCCTCATAGAATGATAACATGCTTACATAAGTATTATGATCCCAATACTATATTGCAATTAGAATATTGTCCATTTTCTACTTATACTTGGTATACATTAGGTATTAAAGACATTGATTTTGATAGGTTATGCAACACTGTTGAACAGACTAATATCGTACCTAATATTTGTATTGATGTGGCTAATGGATACACTGAAAATTTTGTAAAATTTTGTGCAAAGGTTCGACAAAAATTTTCTCATAGATGTATTATTATGGCAGGTAATGTATGTACGCCGGAAATGGTACAAGAACTCATCCTACATGGAGGTGTAGATATTGTAAAAATAGGTATTGGACCCGGATCGGCTTGCACTACCAGACTAAAAACGGGAGTGGGATATCCTCAACTATCTGCAATTATCGAATGTGCTCATGCTGCTCACGGATTAAAAAGCGATGAAAAACGAATGGGTCTAATATGCGCTGATGGAGGATGTAGAACTGCGGGCGATGTCTGTAAGGCCCTAGCCGCCAATGCTGATTTTGTAATGTTGGGCGGTATGCTAGCCGGAACAGAAGAGTGTGAAGGAGAATGGGAAGAGGGAGCTTTGGTAAACTGGCATGAAGACAAGCCCCCGGAAATTACAGACAAAACAGTTAAAAAATATTTAAAATTTTATGGAATGTCATCTAAAATAGCTCAAGATAAACATGGAGAAGGCTTAAATGATTATCGAAGTAGTGAAGGACGTAGTATAAAAGTACCTTATAAAGGACCAGCAAAGTACGTAATTCAAGATATTTTAGGTGGTGTGAGAAGTTGTTGTGCATATATAGGCGCAACATCTATTAAAGATATGTCGAAATGTGCAGAATTCATTCGAGTTAATCGCACCCACTTTGATCGGTCGCTTTAGTATTGGGTGTATAGTATATATAGGGATCAAGGCTAAAAATATTTATGATACATATATTTCTCAACAAATTACGAAAAATACTGATAAATTATACTAAAAGCGAACAATCATCAGAGCCTTCCCTAGAAAAGGACGATGACATAGCTACAGATGTTGATCTGGCAAGTAATTTATCTAGTGCTTGCACAGTATTTACTATGTATATGCGTGAAGATGGAGAATTTGCGGTGACGACTAGTATGACCAGAGCTAACGATGAAGCTATAGAGGTTACCGGAACTGTTTTACATATGATGAACTCAGGTTTGTTGGCTGAATATTTCTTACAATCATTATATTTATGGTCTAAAGAACATCCTGAATACCAATCTACTATACTTGACACTATTGCAAAATGGAAGCTTCTTTTTGACGATGAACAGAATGACGACAGTAAAGATAGTTCTTTGGCTATAGATCCATCTGAGGTATTCTCCTTAAAATCGTTATCGGAAGGAGATTTTAAATGAAACAATATTTAAATATCGTTGAAGACGTTTTAGTAAATGGTTTTTGGAAAGAAACACGTACTGGAGATAGGGCTTTAACGTCGTTTGGACAAGTCTTTCGACATAATATGCAAGATGGCTTTCCTCTTTTAACAACTAAAGAGATGGCTTATAGAAGTATTTGGACCGAGCTAGAAGGCTTTATTAAAGGCATTACGTCCAAACAGTGGTTTAAAGATAGAAACTGTAATATTTGGAATGAATGGTCTAATCCTACAAATAATGATGATAATGATTTAGGACCAATATATGGCTATCAATGGCGTAGATTTAATCATGTTTTTGATGAAAATGACGATGGTTGTTTAGAACGCTATGATCAGTTTGACACAATA